TCAAAACCAAAGCTAGTTACAGAACCATTTTGATTTGTAAATAAAGCCATAGTTTGATTTTTTGTATTTTGATAAAGGGTGTACATTTATAACTCCGCACTTAAGCCAACTGAATATGATGGGGTTGTTCCTAAACTAGCAAGTCTTCCCCCTTGACCCGCAGTTAAACCAGTTGTTGTTACAACTAATCCAACATATGTAATCGTATATGCATCTAATCCTATTGCAGAAGGTACAGTCAATGAATTGGAGCCATTAAAATAATTGAAATTAGATGGGGTTACTGTCAATGAAGATGGGGCAACTCTCATAGTTGACGGCAAAGGAATTCCTACAACAGCTAGAGTCGTATTAATACTGTAACCTATGGTATCTCCCGCATAAAAACTATAATAATACCTCTGACACAAAACCAACTCAGTACCATAAGGACGATAATCAAAAGATGTTGCTTGGGTTCCTACTTCTAGTTGAACGCCTGTGATGTAGAAGGTTGCTCCGTTTGTTCCTACTACTGATGTTTGTCCAGTTACAGTACGAATATCTCCATTCACCCAAGCATTTGCTGTTCCTTGATAAGTAGAACCTGCCCCAAATGAAAACCGAACTTGCATACCAATTCCATTGGTTGCGCCTATCCAAGTGCCAGTTGTATCACCAGGAATAGTTATACTAATTTGAGTCCATGTATTAGCTACAGGAATTGAATAACTAAAAGGATAACTTCTGCTCTGGGCAGAATTTTCAATTGATCCACCAAATGTTCCAGTTAAACTAGATTGTACCCATGCAGACAAAGTAACTGTTTTAGCTGAAGCTGTACCAAAACTTAAATCAGCAGTATTAAAGCCTTCAATGTATTGTTGTACCGTAAATGATTCTGTTGAGCCAACCGTATATGCAGATAAAGAAGTAATTAAAATTGAATTAGAAAATCCAACAGGAGCAACAGAAGATTGAGCAATAGAATATTTGCTTGCTACAGCAGAATTTGAAGTAACCCACCTATCAATTGTATATACATTGTTTGCAGGCGTTATTGCTGATGTACCGTTATATTGACTAATTGTTAGCCCACCATTAATAATACGGTTCTTAAACCCAAATGTATTAGGTACGTTAATCGTATTAGCAAAGGTTGCTTGTTGGGAGTTGTTTAGCGTAAGTGCTGTTACTGCACTGCCTCCCGAAGTGGTCGTGCGAAGCTGTAAGGTTCCATCGCTCCCTGCTGATTGCGTAATTCCAGTAACGCCAGAACTAACACCATTGTCTGCGGTAATAAGATTTGATGACATTTGTTATGCTCCTACCTTTGCTTCTAGAGCTGTTACTTTTGCGGAGAGTTCTTGGATTGCGGATGTTAGTGTAGCAACGAGGAATGAAGTATCAATGCCTTGATAAACTGGATTGCCTTCAGCATCTACAGCGTCTTTTTCGCCAGTTACGCAATCAGGTGCAACAGCTTGTAATTCGTGAGCAATAAATCCTTGACCTTTAGAGCCATCAGCTTTCCAGTTGTAAGTTACTGGTTTAAGTTGCGCAATTGTTGCCAATGCACCCGTCATTGGTGCAACATTTTCTTTTAATCTATAGTCTGACAATGAAACATAGCTAGTTGTTACTCCATTTGTTGAGGCAATGTATCCTGTTTGAACCCCAGCCGAAGTACCAAAACCATGATAGTAATATTGTCCACCATTTGATGGCATAGCTGTTACTAAACCGTATCCAGTTGAGATTCCAAGAATAGCTGTTTTACCTGTAGCTCCACCAATGTTATTTGTATTAGTATTAACCAGCAAATTACCACTATTATCTAGTGTCATTGCTTGGGTAGCTGTAAAGTTACCACTTGTAACAGAAGTTTGCCACCATTGAAATTGATTAGCCGAAATTTGAAAATATCCTGCCGCACTACCATTATTTTTTATTACATAAGAAGAGCCGTTGTAATAACAATTTGCATTTAATTGAGTTGCTTGATTGTAAGAACTAACAGACCCACCGCCTGCAATTTCAATTGCTTTTAAGGTTCCCCAAGCACTAGGAGTAACTCCTATACCTACGTTTTGAGATGTGTCAACGGTAAGCGCGGTTGTGCCATTGGTTTTAAATAAAATTGGTGTAGCACCGACACCTTCAACTTTTAATCCGCCACTATCAGTATATAAATAGCCTGTTGACGTTCCATTTACCATTAAATCAATCAAACCGCCCGTTGAATTATTAATGGCTAAAACTTTGTACGATGCAATAGCACTAGGAGTAACTCCTATCCCTACGTTTTGACTTGTATCTATTGTTACCGCAGTAGTCGTACCATTAGTTTGTAGCTGAAGTACGCCAGATGTATCCGCTGTATATACGAGGGCTGTCGTTGTTGTGGTTCCTGCGCTTATCGTGCTTGCCATGTTATTTCCTTAAATGATTACCCATCTCTGGCTTGAGTTCACCGTGACGCTAACTCCAGATGCTGTTGTGATTGGACCCACTGAGAAACCGTTTGTGCCCGTTGCTAAAGTTACATTACTTGAAACAGTTGTGCCATTAATTGTTATACCATTAGTAGAGGCTACATTGGGTGCTTGTAATAAACCTGTACTGGGGGTATATAAATATTTAGCGTTACTTGTATATACAGTTAGTGCCGTTCCTGATGTTGCATTAGCAAATAAAGGATAAACCGCTGTAGCAGTAGCCGTATCATTTGATATAGCGGCGCCCCCCACAGACGCCCAAGCAGTACCGTTATAGCCTTCAAATTGAGTTGTCGTTGTATTAAACCTCAACATACCCTGTACAGCAGTAGGCTGTTGAGCAGTTGTTCCAACGGGAAGCGTTACTGCACCTGTACCTCCAAATGTAACCGTTCCACTTGTGGTTAAATTTGTAATGGATATTGAACTATTCCAAGAAGGGGGAGACGCCGACCCTGCGCTTACCAAAAGTTGTCCAGATGTACCAAATCCTGTTGTACCTGATAACGCAGGGGTTGTTCCCAAGTTTGTATTAAAACCAAGAGCACCAGAGTTGTTGATAACGTGCGATGAAACACCAGATGCATAAGTTAAATATGTTTTATTTGCTGTGCCAGATCCATAACTAATATCACCATTATGAGCAGAAAAGTAAACACCATTGTTGATACTAAAAAAATCTACTGGAGTTGACGCACTATACACAGATGAATTCATTCCAAACTCACCATAATAGCTAGAGTCTGTACCTAAATCATTAGAAATCACATAATTTGTAGACGCCCCCGCGGTCCCACTCAAATTTTGAATGACCAATTGATTGTATGAACTGGCTGTTGTAGAACCAAAGGTTGCTATAGAATTTGCCGCATTAAAAGACAATACAGGAGTCGTACTCGTAACCGTATTGGCACTTAAAGTTGTAAAGTCTCCAGATGCACGAGTTGTGGCCCCTACCGTACCATTAATGTTGATAGAAGCTGTACCCGTTAAATTTGTTACTGTTCCTGAACTAGGCGTACCCAATGCACCGCCATTAACAACAAAAGCACCTGTTGACCCTGTGTTGACTCCTAAAGCAGTTACAACACCAGTACCTGTTGTGATTGTGCTAGGCGATGCTCCAGAGCCTCCCCCAACCATTAACGCATTAGCACTAAGTAAAGCAGAACTAGCCCAAGCAGATGTTGAACTAAAGTAAGGAATACCACCACTTGTCCCCGCAACCGTCAACGCTAAAGTTCCACTTGACGTAATGGGTGACCCTGCAACTGAAATTAGTCCACCAGTAAAAGACTGAGCCACCGAAGTAACTGTACCGCTCAAGCCAGTTAATGTGCCACCAGAGAACGTCAATCCACCTGCAATCGTTACATTGCTAAATCCACCAGATCCATTTCCATAAAGAATAGATGAGCCACTCGTAGCGGGCGCATAATCGGTCCCAGAGACTGCGGCGCTGATAGCTGTGCCATTCCCTTTCAAAATACCCGTAATGCTTGTAGAGAGCGTTATAGCAGGGGTTGACGTGGCGGTTGCTACAGTACCCGTAAAACCATTTGCAGACACCACAGATACCGAGGTAACCGTTCCCGTACCAGAAACAGATGCCCAAACAGGCGCACCAACTCCTTGGCTAACCAATACTTGCCCTGAACTACCCACCGCAGTAAACGCATATGCCGTACCGTTTCCGTAAGCAACCGCACCGGCTGTCGGCGTAGCCGTAGCATTTGTCCCACCATTTGCAATAATAAGCTTGCCACTGAGCGTAATTGCACCAGTAGACGCACTACTTGGCAGTAACCCAGTTGTCCCACCGCTAAACGATGTAATTAAACCAGTTCCAGTTGCAATCGTATTGGCCACAAACGCTGTGGTCGCCAATTGCGTGTTGTTTGTTCCAGTAGATGCCGTAGGAGCAGTAGGAGTGCCAGTAAATGTTGGACTTGCACTTAAAACAACGCTACCCGTACCCGTAGACGATGTAACCCCTGTACCTCCATTAGAAACGGCTAAAACGCCTGTTATACCAGTTGTGAGAGGTACCCCAGTCACATTGGTCATTATTCCTGATGCAGGAGTGCCCAGTGCCGGTGTGACCAAGGTAGGGCTGTTTATAGTTGGGCTTGATGAAAAAACAACATTACCCGTGCCCGTTGTTGGAGAAATAGATATTGTTGGATTACCACCAGATCCATTACCATTGGTAACCGATATGCCCGTTCCACCCGTAATTGTCACAGATGTAGCCGTAGAACCACCCGCAACCGCCAACAACCCAGTTCCAGATACGTTATTAATGGTCGATAAAAATCCATTCAGGGAAATAGTGGGGTTTCCCGTTGTTCCATCAGAATTGCTGACAGACAAACCAGACCCAACAGCTATCTGCACTGCAGACATTGTGTTTGCGCCTGTCTTTACCTGAATACCATTACTGTTGTTATACAGAGCTAAAGGAGCGCCTGTAATGGATAAAACATAATTTAAACCCGCCCCATTGTCCGTGCCAATTAAACCAGTCCCCGCACCTATGTACCGAGCATTAGGCAAACTAGGTTGTGATCCAATTGTCAAAAATGTCTGAGTCAATGACGGGGATGTAATGATGTTGCTCACAGTAGTCTGTGACGTCACACCATTTTGTACAACAGGGACTAATTCCGATCCAGTTAAAGTGGATGCGGTTGGTAATTGAGATATTTGTAGTTGTGCCATTATGAACCTATACTAATTTCATCTTCATCACCATTAACCAAGCCAGGAGGAGACGTATTCTTACCAGTTGATATTATAGAATTGCTATACGGACCCGTAATTAATTGATTGTTGGGAACATTCAATGACTCATCAGGTCTTGGGAACCTTAAGTTAATACGTTCTGTTTTTCTCGCAGGCAAACGATATGGATCTTTTTCATCCATGCAACCTTCCTCACACACCCGTAACCCTGGGAAGTTAATGTCAGGATTAAGAGTAGATAAAGGACGTTTCATCTTACAACGATCACAGACGGCAATCGCTATACTTGCATAACCTTCTGTGTCAAGCCATTTAGCCATAATTACCTCGTATATACTGAAATATTCGGGGCCAGGTAAATTGGAGATTTATCGCGTTCTTCGAGTTCAGCCATTTGAAAATACTTTTCACCTTGAGCCTCAAGGTATCCAATCCTTTGTATATCCACGCCAGGAAGTTCAATTGACATCTGGTGAGCTAACATAGATTGAATTGCCATCAACCAACGATCTGGAATCTCCAGTTGGTTCGTTAACGCACCCACATCCATGATCTGTCTTGAATACCAAATGGTCGCTTGGACAAAATTCGTGCTTGGAACAGGCCACAAGTAAAAGGTTGGCTGAGGAATTGTTCTGTCAAACCAGTACTGATACGGCTGATTGGCTGTAAAGTTTTGGTTGGGCAAATTTGAATAATCATCACGATTTAACCGTGACATTTGCAATAGTCTTGCATTATTTCCAAAATAAAGCTCTCGCAAAGATAGCGTTGTGCCACCAGAAGCTACCATTCTGTAATATGGAACATTTTGACCAGGATCAATATCTTGCCAAATCCACTGAGAATCGGTCACAGTAACACTGGTCCCCGTATACAAAGTAGTCCAAGTAGTGCCATCAGCAGAACTTTGGAACGTGTAATTCCAAGTTTGGCTACCACCACCAGAAATATAAGGCATAAAGCCAATAGATCCTATGTATGTGCTTTGGTTTGTTCCGTAGAAAACAGAAATGTTTCCGTTTGCTGATGTTTGTTGACAATATGTGCTGATATTGTCGTCATACACATTTGCAACAACCCCCCCTGCGCTCGATGAATAGCTCCCCGATGGTTGATCCATTGTTCTGTACAAGCAGTTTAGGATATCATTTGCACCATTAGGCAAAGTATATATATACTGATTGGCGTTTAAACCCATTACGTACTTAACCACCGCCCAATACTGAATACCTTGGTTAATTAAGTTGGATAAAATGTAAAACAAAGATTCTTTAGCAGATTGGACCTGCTCATCCGTTAATTCTTCTGCAAGCTTACCCGCACGACGAGCGCCGTGATCAATGAGTTGCTGTACAGTAATGACTGTATTGCCAACGGTTCCTGAATATGCCATTTTTTACCATCCTGGGCAATGCCATCTCTTAAGTGATGCCTTGGCTCTTGGCGCATCTCCTTTTGAGTGTTCAACTACTCCGCTCATACGAGCACAAAATGAATCTTTTCTAGCACCACCTTGAGGTTGAGGAGCTTTTAAGTGAGATCCAGTCTCTCTATTGTACTTAGCCCTACCTTTTTCCGTAAGCCCTGCGCCCTTAGATACAGATAATTTTTCTCCCCTACCCACCGCCAGACTTACTCCACCTTCTTTTTTCTTTACTGTTTTGGCGGACTCTCTGAACGCTTCAGCAGTTGGCGCACCTTTGCTACCAGGCTTACGCATATGTTCTTTAGAGCCGTGAGCAATACGTTCTTGCTTTGCATGAATATTTTCATATAGTCCACCTTTTTTCATTTTGTCAGAATTTACAAATTCTTTACCAACTTTTTGAGGAACACCACCATACCCACCTTTTGTGTGGGCGGCGGCTTCCATCAGCCTATGTTGAGCAGGTGATTTGCTTGGCATTATGCTTGTGACTCTTGCCAGTTGAGACGAGCTACGACGGTGTTAGAAGCACCCGCATTGAGCGTTGTAGCAACAATGTACAAAATGTCTGGACCATCTGGGTACTGACCCGATTGAGATGTTGGAACACTGTTAGATGTACCGCCACCGTTGGCAGAGTTACCAATCGCAGAGATAGATGCCAAAGGATAACCAGTTTGACCTGAGCTATTGGTATAGAAAGCCGCAATTGACTCACCACCTGAAATAGTAACGGTATTGGTTGTATTAACAGCAATCTGAACGAGTGAACTGGTATTTGTACCGCCTTGAACGGGAGATACAAACGATCCAGAGAATGCTCCAGAAGGTATACCGTTGAGCACCAATTGAATTAGATAGGTCGTGTTGGTCACAACAGCAATCTCATTCAACTGCAACTGTAGACGGTTGATAACTTCTTTAACACCAAGCAATCCAACTGTGCCGTTATCCACGGATGGAGCCAAGCGAATAGCCATAATTGGCACGTTTGCTGTGCTGTTAGGGCTAGTCAAAGCGGTCAACATACCATAGTTGTAAATAGCGGATACGTCTTGGTTGAATCCACCATCCATCACCACTGAAGAACCCCAGTGAGACAACATCGCCGCCGCATCAGGAGCCGCATACTCAACAGCTACGGGAGCAGTTGCAGAGTATGTGAATGCTGTAGCAGATGAACCACCAGTAGTACCGCGAGTTAAACCAGTCAACTGTGGATAACCTGTGGAAGAATTAGCCGCGCTTGTAATTCCAGTGTATGTGAAGTACTCAATCACACCAGAAGTTCCGCTACCAATAAATCTGGCTGTACTACCTGCGGGGTTAAATCCTGCGGTGCTAATCACGTTAATAGTTGTATCACTAACTCCAACGCTAGATGTAATATTGGTAATAGGCAATACACCATTTTGCTCATAATGAGATGGCAAGTTACCAGATCTCATGTAAGCAGTGTAGTTTACGTTGTTGTTTTGGAAATTGTAGATATAAGTAATCGTTCCACCAGTGGTGCGAATACCAAATCGAGCCACACCCGCGCCGTACCAAGAGTAGTCAATGTAGAACATCTGTACTTTGGTGAGGTCAAGGTTGTATCCAGAAGGATTGGAGGCTGAATTAGAACCATCCAACACGTCATACCACTGTGACTGCGGTACTTTTTGGTCAATAGTGCGTGAAACAATTGCATTAGCAATCGTAGTTCCACGGTACTCAGGGCTGATATACATGCTTGTATCGCTTGCAATGCTCAAAACTCTGTAAGATTGACCACGAATAACAATGTAATCACCCACAACCAATTGAGTTGTAAACTGAGTGCTTGATCCAGTTACAGCGCCGCTACCGTTGGTTACAGATACTGTACCTACGATTTGGTTGATTGAGTTACGATAAACCGCATACAGTGTTTGACCGTCGTATTGGAAGAAAAGACCATTTTGTTGGTCAAAGAATCCAATCTTATTGCTTGCGCCGTACCAGGAATATGGACTTACGTGAATAAATCCACCTGTGGAAGTCGCAGGCGTTGCTGAAGGAACAATGTTATTCAGCGTTGTATAAGTGAAAGTTAATGCAGTGGGTACTGTTTTAACAACAAAAGTACCGTTATAAGCACTTTGATCAGCGCCAGTCACAACAATAACTGTGTTTACAGTTAAATTGTGCGGAAACTTAGTCGTAACAGTAACTGTTGCACTGGAAGATGTCAGTACTGGTTGCTGAAGCTGTGGCTTAAGAATTGTTCCAGTAGAAAATTGAATTCCTTTACCAGACTGGTAACGGAAATATCTACGGGTTTGACGTTGTAAAACCTGATTGGGTATGGATGCGCCAACCGTAAAATTGACAGATCCATCATAAGCGTGAGTATCCACATATCCCGCAGGACGTGCATACAGATTGCTTGCACCCGCTGTATTAGCGATTGTCGTAGAAGGTGTGCCGTTAATATTGGTGAACGTAAATGTCGTTGCTATAGGCGTTGTAACCACAATCTGAGGACCATTTATCGTCGTTGCTGTGCTTGGACCAGTTGTTCCAGTGATATAAATCAAAGAACCCGCTGACAATCCATGTGGATAAGTAGTTGTACAACTAACTGTTGATCCAGTAAAAGTGAATGCTGTTGTTCCAGTTAAGTTAAATCCATATCCGCTATACAAATAACCGAGGTAAACATAAGTAGAAGTAGCCGACCAACATGTTGCTGTTGTAATTGCCTGAGCCATGTTTACAGTAATAGAAGTGGCTGTAGAACCGCCTCCAGAAGCCACCCAACCCCAACCATTAGCGTTAGGGTCAATTGCATCTTCAATGAAGATTGGAGAGCCGTTTGGCACGTTTGAGGAGGTCATTGTTATGACCAACTGATTTGTTGTGGACTGATTACCCGCAATAGCTGATACTGGTAATGTGGCATTACCTAAGTAATACAACGATGCGCGGTTGTTTTGCATCGAGGTTTGTTCCCACTTCGTACCTTGCTGACCATATTCAAAGTCAGTATCAATCAAGGACTGCGGTGTTGAAACACGCATCTTGTCTACTGGATCATACGCAGTAGAACGCTGTGCCTGCTGAATTCTTAATTGATTATCGGAATTGGATGACGGACCTGTATAGACTGAGATTTCAGACATATTTCACCTATTAGAGTGGTGGGAGCCGAAGCCCCCACCGATTTTTACTTCTTGGCTCTACCGCCGTGCTTTCTAACCATTTCAGGATTTACAAAACCTCTTCCTGCGCCTGCACTTCTTGGAGTAATCCTTGAAGCTTCAGCGTAAGAAGCGGAATCTCTAGCCCTTTGCTTAGCATCAGCAACGTCTTGTGGAGATACATCTCTCATATTTTGACCAGGAGCAAATTCCATCATCCTTCGATCATAATCAGATATAGCTCCCCCATCCGCATGATGCTTTACTTGTCCACCCTTTTTGAAGGTGCCAGACAAGCGAGTTATCGCAACTGGTGGAGATGCAGGCTTTTTACCTTGAGGCATAGCCACAGCAGAACCCTGTTTATTAACAGCGCCCCCCGTGGCGAAGTGCTTTTTTGAAGCCTTGCCTCCGTGCTTAAAGCCACCTGCATTACCTTCCTTGACAGCGCCAGTAGTCTGCATACGCACACCAGGCTTAGTTGTGTCAGCAGGACGGTTTTCCCAATTTCCACCTTCAACAGTGTCTTTTAGGTTTAAGTCAGGAGCGGCGCTTCCACCTTTGGCAAAGTGGTGCTTACCACCATGCTTCATGTGAGCCTTACCACCGTGCTTGAATCCACCTGCGTTTGACTCTTTAACATCACCAGTACCATGTACGGAGTCGTGATGCTCGCCATCAACCATCATTGTGTTTTCATACTTTTTGGCAACATTTTCAGAAACAGTTCCACCAATAGCGTATTTACCGCCCTTGCACATAGCTTTGTGGTGCTCCATCATTTTGCGATGATGAGCAGATCCACCTTCTTTGCACTTCTCAGCGTAATGCTTAGCCATAGCCTTGTGGTGTTGCATAGATCCTTCTGGGTGACCAGAAACCTTATGAGCCTTACCACCATGCTTGAAACCGCCTGCATTGCCCTCTTTGACCATGCCAGTGCCATGAACTTTGTCATGGTGCTCACCATCATGCATTTCAGTCTGTAAGAACTTACCAGGTGCTTTTTCGTCAGTAGTTTTAGTCTCAAACTTGTCGATCCCTTTGCCCATTGCTGAGCCACCTTTTTTCAAGCCGTGATGAGCTTTACCCGCTTTCATGCTTTCATGATGCTTAAGTTCTTTCTCCATCTTAGCCATCTTAGCGTCTTCACGATGTTGCTTGGCTTTAGACTCAACCTCTCCACCGTGAGCTTTATGAGCCTTACCACCCTTTTTCATCATGGGTGAGTTCATGCCTTGCATTGCAGCGCGACGAGCGGCTAAAGCACCCATTAAAGGGTTTTTAGAAGGCATCATTCCACCACGAGCAGGCATATTCATCATGCCACCCACTGCTTTGTGCATGGATTTATGACCATGCTCTTCGTGCTCTTTCATAGACTTATGATGAGCAGAACCACCTTTTTTGAGCTTTAAAATAACTGAAGGTTCATCAGTTATCATTTTTGGCATTTGGCTAAAGCCTCCTGCACCTTTGCTTGATTTGGCCATAATTTATCTCCTTTAAGCTTGGGTATTACCAAGTAAACCAGTTGTTGTGGCATTAGGACCAACTTGGATGGCTGTCAAACCAAGAGTTAGAACCAACTTAGCGGAACCATTTAAAGTACCACCAGGCGCGTATGTACCACGCACATCGGGAGTTACAGAGGTTGATGTCAATTGAGGAACAAGACTTATACCTGAAGTAATTGTTGTACCACCTGTTGCAACGTAAGTACCCGCTAGGAAGTTAGCTTGTGTAGTAGACAACTTGCCAGTTGTACCAGTCAAATTAGTCCACCAGTAAGTCGTATTAAGCGACACACCAGTCAAAGTACCCAAAGCACCAGTCAATTGAATCAATGTTCCACTTGGCGGAGAATAAGCAACAGTTACAACGCCAGGAGTAGCCGATGTAAAGTTGGTAATTGATTGAGTGTTGTAGTTGGTTGTATTTGCGTAGTAACCATAAGTCAAAGTTCCTGAGTCGTTAGACAAAGAACCTGTGAATCTGTTACTTAGAATATACGATTCATCACTGATACGTGCAGGCAGTCCAAGAATATTTGTTGTATCAATAGATACTGCAACTGCGGTAGCAGCGGAGAAGGCAATAGAGTAAACCTGGAAAAACGCTTTACGTCCCTTGGTTTGTGTAGAAGCTACAGTACCAGACTGAATGATTTCAGTCATAGAGTTACCGTAGTAATCATAACCAGTAATTGTGATTACTGAGTTGGTCGGGCTACCAGAAGCAGTTGTACAAGCAACAGCACGGGGGTAGTCAAACTGCAATACAGTTGTACCATCAGTTCTTACGACCTGAGTTGTGCCGTTAGTTGCCGAAGCAGTTGCTAACTGTGTACCACTGTATGTTGTCGCTACTGTAGGTGTTTTTGCGGCCAAAACAGCAGCAACAGCACCCGCAACAGCAGTTGTATCGTATAAATAAACACGTCCCATAGGTCCAAAACCTACAGACATGGGGGATGGATCACCTAACGCACTATTGACGTTTGTACCAACGTAAGCTTGTGCAGAACCTAAAAATAGGTCATCTGAAAATTGGGGCATTTTATTTCCTTTTGGGCATGAACCCGTTAAGAATTTTAAAAAGGGGAAGAGATTTGACTCCCTTCCCCACTCGGTTTACATACCAGGTGTACCGAACAACGCTCTAGGATCTGTCCATCCTAGTACATAACGCTCTGTAGCCTTGTAACGCATAGAGTCAGTCTCGAAGTCACCTTCCATAGTCTTCTCTAAACGACGACGCATTAACAGCTTCATGCCTTCTGGCGCATCTGTCTGCACCCACCATGCGGTGGCTGAAGTCAAACGTGACAGAACTGCGGCACCCTCATCCAACAAGCCAATAGACTTGACGGGGTTGATGTCGTTATTAGCTGTTCCCGTGCGTAACACAGATTTGAGCAACACTTCAGCTTGGAAAATATTGCCTGGAGCCACAACCAACTGGCGTGGTACCAAACGAATTTTCTTCTGGTTATTGTCAACAGCGTTACGAATCTGAATCAACATTTGCTCTAAAGATGTCTGTGACAGCACGGCGGCGGTAGACAATTGATTAGAGAACGTACCAATTGTGATTGGATGCGCTGTGTTGATTAAAGATACGCCATCACCACCAACATATCCTGAGTTAAAGGAGTTGTTGAGGATGTTTGCGGCTAGGGTTTCCTTCGTCTCAATCAAAGATTGTGCAAGGTGTCTTGCATAAACTTGACCAATACGGATATGGTCACCGTCCTCAACGAGTGTCTTAGTCAGTGCAAAGGCAAGGCCATACACTAAATAAACATAACGCTGTAGGAATAACACTCCACCCTGTTGGTATGACACTGGTGTGCCATCAGGGAGTTGTGGTGCGGCGCCAAATCCATAAAGGACTGGCTCTTCATGGTAATTCCTTGGAATACCTTCTTGTTCACGGAAAACACGTGACCATTCGTCTTCACGAAGATCATATACGCCATCAAAACATTCGTTAAGAATAGGCTCAACGATACTTCTAAAGTCCGTACTTCGCATTGGTGCGGCCATAATTTACCCCTTATAAAGAATTCACAGATCCGAAGAACTGAGAAGCAGAGTTAACCACACGTACGATGGTATAGGAATCGCCCCAAGCATTGCCTGGCGCGGGCGAGAGGTCCACAACACGCATTTGACCCGCGGCGCTAGAACCAACATATGACGATGCACCAAGGGTACATTGTGACAATCCTGTGGTTGTAGAGCCAGAAGTTAAGTTAGTGAAGTTAAAACCTTGACCGACTGTGGTTTGAGCCATAGATCCGTCAGCTTGAATTTCATAAACAATGTTTTGATCGTTATAAAAATAAGCTACGCACGATCCAGTGATAAAACTTGTATTGGCAGGCCAATAGTTGCTTACACGGAAACGTCCTGTGGTATCAGTCCATGAAACACCCGAAAAAGCCCCAGACCAAGCGCCTGTGGTTGTAACGGGAACGATTACTCCAGAAGAGTAAAGTACTGGTTGTCCCTTCAAAATATTTGAAGAATAACCAGAAGTGATGCCTCCTGCTAACGCCTGAGCACGATCCAAGCCGGAGGGATGGAACGAAGGGCGTAAACCGAAAGCTTGCAATGTACTAGACATGAAAACTCCTTTTTTAAACTTGCCTACCCTGAAAATACGGGTGCGGAAAGCGGTTCATCAATGTTGCCAATACCGTCACCTTCGATTCGGCCTAATGACTTGCCGTTACTGTCTCTTCCCACTGAAGACTCTGCCTGTTGACGAATTTTATTCGCCTCCTCTAGCGGAGCATCATGATGGAAATGTGTCATCGCATCTTGATACACATCCATTGGTAGCTTAAACAGCAACATTTCATTACAAGCTATATAGCCTACAAACTCACCTGCTTTGACTTTGTTGTTTTCATATCCTGGTACCTCTTCGGCTTTCACTGGTACGTACCCAATACGAATTCTTTTGTCAATGCTGTCATATGAATTAGTTGTAGACAACCAACACAAATGCCAACCAGGGATCTTAGGGACATCTGGCAATGCTCTTTGTGTCCACTCATCACTCCACATCTTGCGACGTTCCTGCGTTGAGACGAACTTTTCTTCTGGTGCCTGACGGGATTCATCTTGCTGAGCACGATTCTGTCTACCGCCTGCATCTAAAGATTTTTTTAAACGTGATTCCATAATTAGTTACTCCTTGTTAAACGGGCTTCTGATGCGTATCGCTTGATCATTTTTGTGCGTTTTACTGGGTCATCCCAGAATCCCGCATCCTTCATAGCTCTTACCTGTTCAGGAGTAAGAGTATAAGAATTTCGGCCTGCGCCTGCCGAAGATGATTCGCGTCCGCTACTTGCTACCACGTTTCTTGGTCGCTGTCTAACTACAGGTTCATCGTCTGTATCTGTATTGTATCTATGCGGTAGACGCCTTTGCAAGCGATTATCTAATTCTTCCCAATATTCTTGCCTAGTTGGGTCCCAACCCTCTTCCACAAGACGTTTATCAATGACTTTAGCTATTTCGCTATCCTCGTCTGGGGCGTCTGGTCGATACCAACTATTACGCTCCATCCACTCTGAGGCATTGCGCTGTAAGCGTGGGTCTGGAATGTTTTGTTTTTGTGCAGGTTGTTGTGAGGCTTGCTTTTTCAAGTTTTTCAAGGCATCCAACTGTTGGCGTGTCTCATAAAGTAAATCTTGAGCCTTCGCCATTGCCTCCCCATCACTGGAGCTTGTTGCCTCTGTTATCTTGAGACGAGCGTATTGAAGCCTAAGTTCTTGGTCTTCAATTGCCTTATCAACCCGAGCTATTTCTGCGCCGTGAGTCTTACGCTCAACCTGAGATAGGCGTTGCATTAACTCTTCGTTTTGTCGCTTAAGTTGCTGAAGTTGGACATCCTTCTCGGCGTTGTCTTGTTTAGCCCTTTGGCGACGCATTTTTCTGCGGTTAATCTTTTCCTGACGCACTTCATCTGTGTCGTCTGGGTGATCATCGTCGTGGGATGCTTTTTGTTTAGGCTCCTTGATTTCGTCAATAGACTCATCTTGGGGTGCCATGCTTTCGGGTAGGTCAAAGACCACCGAACCATCAACTTCCTCTTTAACTTTTATCTCTTCTTCTGGTTTTTCTATTACTTCAGTCATGCTTTTCCCTCTTTACGGTAATCTTGCACGTTTTACACATATTCCGCCATTGCTAACGGATCGCCTTTAACCCTAGATATGACTTCATGATCGTTTAGCACCATAAATAGCGCCTTATCCTCATTCTTGTCTTCTCCAGGAACTGGAACCTCCCATCTATCCCCACCCCATTTAGGAACGCGAATAAAATCTCCCACCTTTACCCATGAACCTTCAGGCCAAGAAGCCATCGTGTCACGGTTACGGTAGGCCAATGGGCCAATAGCCAATACTTTTGCAACCATGTTTGCCCATTTTTCGGTTTCTCGAGTTTCCTCGGCCAAAATAATGCCAGACGCAGTCATTTTTTTCTTAGTTCTTCTAAGTTGTACCAATACTCGTGCTCCCAAAGGCTCTACACCAGGTTCTACCTCTGGAAAAGCCCATGCCAAGTCAATATCACTCATTATTTTTCTTCCTCTTCTAATTTTTGTTCAATTAAATCCAAGACTTTTTGTAGTCCCATGTTCATCCCAACCATACGTTGATAAGATTCCCAATTGATAGCGTTACCATTTGCCAATGAAACTGCCATATCAAGTTGTTCTGTCTTAATTTCGCTGATTAGATCTCCGATGAACTTACTCATTTCTTCTTTTTAGCTTGCTCTAATGGGCTTTTCTTGCCTTCAGATCCACCCTTGGGTGTATAACTTGTCCCATCAAGCTTTTCGCCTTGCGCTATACGCTTGTGTTGGGGCACATCAATACCCTTTTGCTCATTTTCACTGGCCATAATCACCTCCTAAGTGTCGTTGTGCTTCATTTTGAAGCGAAATTGCAGTGTCATACTGCTCTTGCTGAAGCTTGGCGGCGTCCCTTGTCAGTTGCGCCGAAGCTATTCGCTCTTTAGTCAGATTGTCAGTAGAGTTGATGGCTATGTCCAACTCCCTCTGACTCTGTACATTTTGTTTTTCATTTGCCAATTTGGCCTGTGCAATCTGAGTTGTAGCTTGCATTTGCTGACCCTTGAGCGCCATTTCTTGCTTATCACGCTCAGTTCTACGTTGTGTCTCGGCCATTGATGTCTGAATAAGCGCCTGTGCATCTGCATCAGGTTGTTGCGCCTGTTGTTGTGCTTGTTGCCTTAGTTCTATCAAATGTTGGAAATCAGGCATCAGTTGGGCAAAGATCTTGTTTTGTAAATCCATTCCCACGTGCTGAGATGCCAAAGCAAAAATCTTGTCAATCTGCGCCGTAAATTTAGGATCTTGGTATTGAATAGATTGTTTCTTGTCGTCCTTATTTGCATAACCATTCATCTGCTGTAAATACCACATAGTCATGTGTTGCTTTAAATGGTCAATCATAGGTATGACCAACCCATTAGCAATAATAGGATTGGCACCTAATAATGGGTTTTGCATAAAATCAAAGTGCGTTTGAATGTGAGCCAAGTGGTCTTGCTCAGGGTATGCGTTAGCCGCTTGACCCAGTGACATGGCCACATTCTCATCCGCGGGGTTTTGTTTCTTAGGCTCGGCCTCTTCAACCATTAACTCATTGAGTCCTGGTACTTTCATCTGTTTCATAAAACGCTCAATCACAACCTTTTGATTGAACTGTGCAGGGTATTTGTCCATCAATGCCATAACAGCCTGAGATTGCGCCATCCTTTGCGTTTCAGAGAAAATATGTGGGTCTGAAACCGGCACTATATCTGTGTTGCGCTCAAAGTCTTCTTTGGATATTTCCAAATCTTTGACAATCTCGCCTTTCCTTTGGTCATCTAGATACCAACGGTTAAGTCTGCCAAGAATTTTTAGGACCCTAGCTTGAGATTGATGCAACCTAGCGTGGATGGCTGAGAATACGGCAGATCCTTGCTCAATAAGGGCTTGTGTGGTACCTACAGGCGCTTGCGCTGTGACGTCAGCTATCTTCTCCTCAGCAGTGGTTATAACTCCCTTAGCCGCGTTATCTAACCATCCAAGCAACTCAAACAAAACAGGGCTAGGAGGATTAAAAGGCATAGGCATAGCAATTTGCCTGATATCGTTGATACCTGGACCTGCTTCAATCTCCGCAACCTGCGTAACCTCGACCTGTTGAGATTGACCACTAACCTTAGCACCCTTAAGCTTAAGCATAGTAGCAGAGTTGTTGATATGTGCAGTATCGAGTAAAGCGCGTAAAGCACCAGTAAGAGCGGCGCTAAGGCCACCGATGAGATGAGGGAGGCCAACTGCATAGGCTCCTCTCCACGGAATGAACTTAAATTCCACCACCCAGTCAAGCTTGGTTTTTGTTTCATCGCCGTCCTCCCAGTTTCTGTATAAACCAACAACCTCGTGGTCTAGTGCGTCAATCATTAATATGTAAGGTGCCATATCCCCATCTGTATATTTATCGTCTTCAAACTCTAACCATACATATGAATGATAAAAACGTCTAACTCCATCTTCGTTGTCCTCATAGCGCTTGCCTTCAATCTTGTTGTTGGCTTTTTGTGGACCAGTAAGCTCTGGCTCCATTGTGGCACGTATTAAATTAACATCACGATACATACCAGACTTGATGCGCTTTTTAACTTCCCACTCTGTAATTTCGTGTACTTCTGTAGCCCGTTGAGCAGTGTAGAAGTTGGACGCAGCGAACGGTACAATAACTCTATCAATTGGCAAGAACTCTACGCAAGGGCGTTTTTTATCGTCGTCATACCACATCTTGAAGTATTGGGAACCACCAAGAGGAAGTTGGGTCAATAACTGCTCTTGTTCGTCGCGGAACTCCTCAATCTGCTCAGTGATCTGCCAATTCATAAACTCTACCTTACGCTCCGCACGTTCGGTTTTGGCTTTATCAACATCACCTAATATTTTTGTCTTCACTGGCCCATCAGGTGGAAACATTTCTTTAATGGCTCTGGCCGCAAAGTCTACGCAAGACTCAGCCATCACAGGATGAACTACCTTGGAAGCCCCAAAGAACGTCGCACCGCCTGGTGAATCATTGCCCATGCCAGTACGCCTAATACCATCTTCATATTGTTTGTCTCTTAGTTTTCGCGCTTCCTTATCTTTTTCAATAAGGTCTGCATACTCAAGCGCCAATCCTTTAACATCAAATACCTCGGCCAAGTTTTCGTAGAACTTCTTGTCCTCCGATGGTCCTTTAAAGTCTGGGTCATGAACAATAACAGAACCATCAGCCAGTTCCTCAAGTTCCATATCCTCTGGAGGCATACCAAATTCAACCGAGCCGTCTTCGTTCTCAGTCATTTCCATGCCGTCAATGTTACGGCCATAGTCTTGTTCAATGGGCATTTGTGTTGCCATGTTTATCCTCTTGTACTTAATTCGTGACGCATTATTTCTATGTTGTCAGTTATTTGAACATTGGCTTTTTTATTTGCCTTTTTAGCTTTAACCCTACCACCCTTTTTCTGACCAGTATATTTTTTAATTAAGTCGTTGTATTGTCCGACTTCATTTAAATATTGGTCATCAACCAATTGGTGAGGAAATACTTTTTGTATGGTTCCAGTAAAGTCAGTAGGATTCTTAGTCGATCTAACGTGTTGAGTAGCATCTGGAAATGTAATTTCAAATGGTGCAGGAGGGGTCTGTGGCTGCAATGCTAATCCTTGAATGCCTTTGTTATAAGTATTGTGATTAGCCGTGTCTGTTAATTCAGCGCCCGGAACCATCTTACCCGCAGACAATCCAGTTAAATTAACCTCCATGTTACGCAGTGCAGGCTCTGTAATGGCCCATTGAATATCCAATCCATTTGGCAATCCATGAGCACTGGTAATGTCAGGAGTTTTCATCCTACTGTTGTACCATTTACGTAACTCTGGATCTTCTTGCATAGCTTTGTATGCGCTTTCTGGATCAGCTATACCAGGCCAATGCGGAAAATTAATGTGCTCATACTCACCAGTCTTAGCATTTTTCTTAACATAGCCATTAGCAATGATGTTATCAAAGCTATACATCTGTTCTGGTTTCATCTTTGACAAATCAGTAGCACGAAGGTTTGCATCTGCTAAATGCATAGCAAAGTTGTTAGCTACTGGACCCATACCCAAATGCTGACCAATGACACGGCTTGGTTCGTAATAACCCGCTAATCTTGTAATCTTATCTTGCGCCATTTGAGCGGGATCTTCACCAGAGGCCCAAAATAATGGATGCTCAAGCGACATTTTGCCGAGTCCATATTTTGAACCACCTTCCTGTATAGAGTTGATGTCTTCTATATCTCCTGCATGACGCAAGATTGAATCAGAAATAGTTTGGTCTCCAGGAATAGCTACATTCACATCGCCAATTTGTGGTGTATATGCGTCTGCCTTTTGAGCGGTTCCAGTTGGTTGTATCTGATACGGAAGGCCCTTAAGCCTTTCGCTCTCCCTCATTGATCTTCCTGCAAGATTAACCGTCTTAGTCGAGTTCTCAGGCCTGACGTGCTCACCAATCATCTGCTTGGCAACTCGCGTAGCAATTTTGTCAATATCTTCTAAAGTTTTTGGAGTAGATCTTGGTATGCTCAAAGGAACAGCAGGTACTTTCTCGGCCTTGGTTATAAATTGACCAACTTTCTTGAGAACATTATTAGTTAATGATCCACCGCCTGCCATATGAACCTCATGCCTCATCATGTCCAAATCGTCTGTTACGTGGACTTTACCGCCCCTTTGATAGTTTGGCATAAACTCTAAAGGATTGAGTGTGACAGACCCGTTAGCAAGCTTTAAAGATGGGTTTATGAAGCCTGGGTGTTTTACTTGTCCACCATCTGCATAGGCAGGTAAACTTTCTGTGGCTACGTTTTGTTTCATCTCTGGTGTGAATTCCATGTAATGAAGAGGAGTAGAGTTTAGTTCTCTAGCTTTTATGTTTGCTTCTTGTTGCGTTGGATGGCTTGAAATTATGTTGTCATTACCATCCATGACATTAAAACTATCGCCCTCGATTGTTCTGTTTGCGTAATGTTTACCACTATTTAATACTGGTAACTCATTAAGCTTCATCTCAGCGCCGTATGGCTTACCAATGTCGTTGAAGGTGTTGGGGATGCGCTTGTCGTATGCGGCTTTCATGCCCTCGCCACCAATATTCAAATCTTGATTTGCTAACTCTCTCCAACGATTGCCATCAAATCCACTATTTTCACTTACATCAAAAGGCTTGGATTCAAGCAGTTTACTAGCGGCTTCCTTCCCAATGTAATCAGGTAATTCATGTGGATTAATATCTTCATCAATTACTTTATTTCCACGATGATCAAAAGCTTGTAGCTTCCCCGCTGTTGGCTCTCCATGTAAATGCTCACCAAACTTACCAGTTCCAGAAGCAGTGTCAACATAAATAAGCTTGTTTATTTGCTTAGCCAAGCTATATCTATCTGCCTGCTCTTTCCCGGGGGTCAATGCTATTGCGTCATACCCATTGTCAATGGCGTGTTTGACTAAGTCCTTGCTGACCATGTGCTCCCAATTATTTTTGAATGGAGCGTCTGGTACTGCATTTATATTTTGTCTTGTCAAATGATCAAGATCATACATCTGACTATTTAATTCAAGCAATTTAGGCGTTATTCCATTTGCTTCTTCCATCAAACTTTCAAATTTTAGTCCTGCCTCTGGCTCTCTTAAAGCTTGCTCATGCAAAATTCTTCTGCGCTTGTTAAGATCATCAAATGTTTGTTTTAGTTCTTTTAATTGCTCTATTTTTGCTTCTGGATTTGAGTCCTTATAACCATACTTACGTCCATCCTGATGCCAATCAGATTGAATCTCCTCAACATGTAAGATTTTCTTGCCATCAGGTGTTCTACGGTCAACTGTTCGAGCACTAGCTAATACATTAGGCTCAGCACCGAAATGATGTTCATTTGCCACAAAAGGTGGTTGTCCTTCTGGCTCATACTTGTACAAATGCTCCTGATAATTATTACCACCAGGAAGCTTAAAACCCTCATGGTGTGTCTGATTCTCATCTATCTCATGATTTTCAATATGAGATTCAGCATCCTCTCTCGATGGGAATGGATGGGCTGTGACTGGTTCACCATTGCTATCGACAACCCAGTGTTTGTCGTCTAGTATGCTATCAGGATTGTGTTTAATAATCTGTAAAGGTTCTGCGTCATTACTCAATATTTTTTTATATACTTTTGGCACAGGACGTTTAGCAAGTTCAGCTTGGAACTCATCCTTAGTCATCTTAGGCAGATCGTTGATCTCGTGCAAGTTTCTGTCTGCCAGTTCAGCCTTCTTTACGCCGGGCTTCTTGCTAAGCTCAATGATAAACTCTTTGCCCGTACCCTTACTCCTTGGCAACTCAGCCGCGGTCTTATCCACAGCAGAGAATAGTTTTGATACTCCTTTGCCAATCATCTTGTCCACAATCCCACCGCCTGCAAATCCTTTGGGGCTATCCTTCATCTGGATCTCATGGCGCATCATATCCAAGTCATTAGCAACATGAACCTTACGCTTGACCCTTCCACCTTTAGCTAAACCCTGTGGATTATTAGGAGTTACTGTTGGCTGTACAGTAGGAACATCTCCTACTTTGTTACGAAGCTCATCAATTTTTCCAAGATTATATAGTTGAGTCTTTAATGGATCACCTTCACCATGTTCTTCTGGATTATTTAATACTTTTTTTATTTCATTAAAATGGTAAGGAAATTCTGGATGAATTGATTGCAACGATCTACGCTCAAGCTCATTCATCTCTTGTTGAGTATAAACTGGCTCATTAGTTGAAAACTCTTTGCTAAGAGCATCATTAAATTCTCTAGTTGCTTGACGATGAGGTTCAAATGCAGGATGAGTATCTAAAAAATCGTTTGCGTTTTTAACCATTGACTCAATATGAGGAGCAACTTGTTGGTGTAAAACATTTTCTTCGTCTTTAGTTAAATAATCTGGTACTTTTAAACCAATACTTTCTCCCAATTTTTTTAACTCAGGATGAGTATCAACAAATCCAGAGTTCTGTATATCTCCCTTAATAGGAAAGCCAGTAGTACGTTGGAAGTTCTGTACCATTGGAATGTACTTATCTACAGGCTTTTTGTTGCCTTTACCTTTAATCTGAACAATGTCGTCTGGCTGTGGTGGAACACCCGCTTCTTTTAACGCTTGAATCGTATGCTCATCTGTCAAATTTTGAATGTCAGGATTGCGTTGTCTCCATTCACGAACATATTGACCGTATTGTGCTTTTGTACTCTGTGGTAACATGGCAAACGCTTCACCACTAACTGGATATGGATTTGGCTTAGTTTCAATTGTTACATGAGGCTCACCCTTAGCATCCCTCAAGCTAAATATGCGTGAACGTCCTTCTAATACGTCAGGACAATAGCCACCAACACAGTGACCCATTGTGTCGCCTTCATACTGTAGGGCATCAGATAGTTTTTGATATGCATTTTCACTGTGTGTTTTTTCTGTGGCATTTTTTAATGCCTCTTCAGGAGTTGCGTAAAACAATCCTTTATCGCCAGAGATAATGTCGCCATGTGGCCCTTTAACGAACCAAGGCGTGTTTTGAAAATCCGCCCTATCATCTTTTGTCACCGTGTAACCTTCGGGTAACTTATATCCCTCTGGCATTTTTTCAGGTGCCAACTCAATCCATTTGTGACCAGATGGGTATTCTTTGACTACGGGCATACTTTCAGTCTGCTTAATGGCAGTCTCAGCCATCTTCTTAGCCATATCCTCGTTGTACTCATGCGCTCTACGAACCGCTCTATCAATGCTGTAGTTCTTTAGATCTTCTGGTTGTATTCGACCGTTTGCCAAATCCTCTTTAAGTACATCCATTAAATGATCAAATCCTAAAGTTTCCAAATCAAAAGCATGATGTACTGTATCTTCTGGATTCTTTTTAAGTAACCAAGGATTTTCATGAACAGGACCAATTTCAGTTTTAACAAAAGGATCTTTTTCTAGTATTTTATTAAATGTTAAACCTTCACCACCAAACGGTTTATCACCTGCCACTTCTTTAACTTGGTTCATGTAATGATTTGCCTCTTCCTCATTCTTAAACGATTGAGCAGGCAAAGAACCACCTCTTACTTGATATCTATTCTCATTTAAATATTCTTTAACCGGGACATTATTAATTGATTTATCAGTTAATTTTTCCCATTTCTTACCAAGTTCTGTAGTAGCAAATCCTTTCTCTGGTAAATTTGCTTCTCTTCTTTTGTTATAAATAAGTGGCCCAGAAATATGGCTATCATCAATTGGAGCGTGTATTATTCCTTGGTCAGCCAACTTACGTATTGGGTCGTGCTCAGTACCCATTTCATTTTTAACGTAATTGGTTAGATTTTTGTCAATCCATTTGTTAACGGCAATCTCATTATTGTGCTCACGCAAACGACGAATCGATCTTTCTTGCAATGGATCAGTTGGGTCTTTTGCCGACTGCTCAAATCCTTCAAAAAGCGATGGACTAATTAATCTGTTTTCGGACTTCAATCCTTTTAAAAATCCTTCAGGGCTATGATTCAACCAACTACCACCCTTGGGCTTGACAGCGAACATAGCCATCTGTGGCTCAGCAAATGAACCAGGCATTAACTTCTGGCCTGTAGCAACCCTGTCTGCAATCTCTTGCCCAACCATCTTGGCGCCTTTTACCGCCGCCTCACCCGCTCCAGGGATAACAGCAAAGCTACCACCGAAGTCAGCCATCTTGTTGAGGTTAGAGTTGGGATCTTTGGCTAAGTCAGGTATCAAGCCCTTGATGTCCTCAGAGCCTCCAGGAATAGTGCCTGGCTCATACCCTTCAAACTTCCTGCGACGGACGTCACGTGCCATGTTATGCAAACCAATGGCTGTGTTAGCCATGTCAACAGGCAATCCTGCTGTAGTTGCAACAGCACTGCGTCCACCAGAGTAGATCATGTCGAGCAATGCTCTGGCAGGTATGCCCATGCCAATTGCATCTGCTTTGATTTGTTCAAGTGTCAGGGGTTTGTTTGCTTTAGGATTGGGCATAGCACCTCGCAATATTACACATGAGTGTACCCTTGCTACACATACTTAATCAACCAAAGGTGGGGCGAACCACATAAAGCAGTGTTTTCCATTTTCAAATAATGACGATATATCAATAAAAGTACTGGCGCTAACCCAATATTTCGCCCCTTCATGATCATACATCAGATCATTGAGCATATGGATTACCCCTTTGAACTGGATTGGCATCAATTAAATCTTCTGGGTCATAGTCGTCTCTAGGCGGAGGATCTATGTTTAAGAACCCTGCATCCCTCAACCACCTAAGAGCCTGTGTGAGCGCATCAACGTAATCATCATGTGTTGCATCAGGAAAAGCACAAATCTGGCTTATGGCGCCTTCTGCCCAGTCTCTGACGTATCCCTTGTTAACACTAGACTCAGGCACCCAGACTCTTCCTGCCCGTATGATATTGGCCACAATTGAAAGCCTCTGAACCTTATCTGCTTTACCAGGGTTATAGCTTTCGACAGGAAGTTGAGCACGTTGTAAGTCTTGTATAAGACTGATACCCGCGCTCTTATCCTCTACCAGAATCATTTCTATGCGCTTTTTGTCTTTGCCTTCACCATACACCACCTCGAACTCATCCATAACCCTTGGCTTGAGGTCTGGATACTGTAAGCGATCTTGCCACGCATCTAATATAAGCACACTCATTGGAGCGTCTAATGGCTTAAACACACCAAATACCAAGCAAGCAGTAGGATCGTTTTGTGACTTGTCTGTATAAGCACAGTCCAAACTCATGCAGATAAACTCTAGCTTAGGTAAAGGCATAACATCGCCCTGAGAATTAAACGCAGGCCAGAGCTTGAACCACTTACGCTTAACAATACCTGTTAATTCAGGATCTAATATCTCAGCCAACACTTCCTGTCTGTAAAGTGCAGAATCAGGGTCATACTGCTCGATTTGTTTCTTAAAGTTAGCCGATAGGTTATCAATGTTGGCGTAGGTGGATGCAGTGGTCAGAGATACATCCTGTCCATTTCGACCCACCAACTCGACTATTAAATCTTTAGGCTTAGGCGTTGTCGTACACATAAGTTGTGTTTTGTTGCCTAGTCGGATCGAAAAGCTCAGCAGATCCCAAGCTTCTTGGAGGTAATCCCAAGCAGCCAACTCATCGAGCCATCCACCATGAAACTGTGGGCCGCGGAACCGCTCAGGCTCCGAGGCGGGGATGCCTTTAATAATAGAGCCGTTGATCAGGGTTATCTCATTATCGTCCTTGAGGTGCTTTTTAATGAGAATCTGGGGTATGACATTAACCAAGCCAGAGTCACCCATGAAGCAGACGTCTTTTAGGTCTGAGTGCGTTGGAGCGCCAACCAACCATCTAGTCTTGGGCTTGCTCCATGCTTGCCACCAAAGCCACTCCGCCGCCAGTCTGGTCTTCCCCGCCCCCCGTCCCCCGAGCACTAAAGCAATTGACCAGTCCCAACTCTCAGGCACTTGGTGAGCATGGGCTATTGATAGCCATTTGATCCTCGATGCGTAGGCAAGTTGATCCTCTGGCGGTAATACAGCAAAGTGAGCCTTGACCTCTGGAGAGGTAAGTATCTCAATAACCTCGTCAATCTCCTGCGTTTGCACTTTGTTTCTTAAGCATAAGGTGTTCAACAACAGTGTTCATTGCGTCCTTGGCGGTCACAATAATTTCAGACTGCATGGGGTTTTCCCTATCGCCGGCGATTATCGTCCTGTCGCCGTACTTCTTGGGGTTCCACTTAGCTAGGAGCTTTAGCTTGATCTCAGCCCTCATCTTGACCAGTTGGACATACCCTGGGTCAACCCTTCCTCCACCCTCGGTAAGTATTCTTTCGGGTTCTTGGCTAATCTCATTGAGGATGTCCTCAGCTATGGCATCCCCTCCTTGATCACGTGCGTGTGCGATGGCTCCCGATAAATTAGGGTCTTTATGCATCCACTCATAGATCTTCTGCCAGGCAGGCATATGATCATCTCTACATATTTGTCTTAGTGGCTCCCCATTACTTAGCCTTTGACAGATCTCATCTGCTAGTTGAGGCGTGTATTTTGATGGGCGGCCAATCTTCTTCTTTTGTGGGGCGGTTACGTTATCCATATTATTCCAATGTCGAACCTTTGATAATCTTTATTATATTCTATCCTGCCATTAAACGTCTTTCCATCTGCTTTATAGTGGACTTTAGCTGTGTGTTTTCGGTTTTTAGGGCAATTACTTTGGCGTCCAGATACTTGAGCCTTGAGCTTACATAGTCCAAATAATCGCTAACCTCCACAAACGTAGCCTCTGGCTTTGTCGGCTCGTCCATTAACTTTTTTGGCGCCAATTGTTTCTTTGTAACCATTGTTAACTTTCAGTTAAAATTTAACATTTCGGCCAAATCATCAGAAAATCTTTTGTTAGCAACAAAGTACATAACGGGCTGTTGAGCATCTGGCATATGTAATTTTACTATAACCGTAGGCTCATTGAGCAAGTTTTGAAAACCTTTTGCTCCAGTTTCAGTCTCAAATATTCCACCAATTACATCTAATTCATTCATTATTTTTCTCCTTCAATGCCTGTTCTACTGCTTTTATAACGTCAATCAAAGGTCTATGAGCACTTAACTGCCACTCCGCTATTGCTTTCATTTCATCATCAGTCAACCCTACCCATTCTCGTGGATTCAATTGATCCGCCATATCCAACATACAACTTAAACAAGTTGGGCAAAATGACATAGGTAAAATTCCAAAATTACCTTGTATCCCACCCTCGGCGTCTGTATATTCACACGAACAAGCCGTGCATTTGTGCATTTCTTCTTCAATCATGCGCTTCCTTGTTTGACTTGACTTCAAAGTCAAACCACTCGTGTAGCTCGTTGATCACCTCATTAAAAATTGACTCGTTGATATCAGATTCACTAGGGATGGTGTTATGCTTGTATGCTCTTTTATGACCAAGTATCACCCCATCAAGTACGCACTTTTCGAGCAGTAATGTAAATTTTGGTGTCATGTGTTCTTCTCCTTTAACTTAGCTTCTATTTCTTTTGCAAAGTCATGTGTCCACGCTCCATAAATGATTCGCCATTCATCACAAATTGGGTTTAAATCTTCCTCAGTCAAGCCTACCCATTCTTTAGTTTGTGGTGTGGTGTAGAGAGGTTTACAAGATTCATTTATTTTTGTGCAAATCATGTTTCCTTTACTGTCTATCCATCCCACAGGCTCACCATGCTCTTGCTTTTCTGATTCTGTAGTCGAAGGTACATAATGTGGATAGGGTTCATTTACTAACTCAACGCCTTGCCCAGTCTCATATGCCTTTACAGCTTCTACATTCCATTTTGTCTTAATCATTTTTGTCCTTTTGATGTTCTATAAATGCTCTCTTAATAATTTCTATGGCATTATGATATACATCAGCAACTGTAACCATGCACATCACGCCTGTATTTTTATAAGTCATTCTTGTCCTCATGGATAGCTTTTATATTCAAAGACAACTTCAACTGGCTCGTAGGTTGCCTCAAAGATGTCAGGCTTGCACGGGTAGTGTTCACCCTTTACGCCAGTGATAATCCAGTCGCCAGGTGTGACTATATGCCCACCTTCAATCGTTTCAATCCAACCCCATCCATGTTTTTCTGGGTCGTGATTAAAAAATTTTTTGACACAATCATGGTCGCCGTCTTTAAACCATTGTTTTGCCTCTATCACCACGGGTTTTTTTCTAAACTTCATGCTTGCCCCCTGTTAGCAATAATTATTTCCATAGTTTTTCTTTGTGCTTCGTACAAAGGCTTTGCACAATCTTTGCATAGTTGGGCATTTAATCCTTGCCAATGAAATGAAAACATTCTGTGTGTTTTTGGAAATTCCGTACTTGGGTAATCACTACATTCATAAACTTCTGTATCAAGCGTTTTATTACACCCGTCACAAATGTGTTCGTAGGTTAGCTTAATCATTCTTGTCCCCTTGCTTTTATCATTTCATCTGCAAGAGCATAGGCGCTTTTTGCAGTTTCTTTATCATCCAATCCTTCATACAAAATGCTTTGCATAGCCTTAGCCGCAAAGTAATCCCGTAATGTCATACCTTTAAATGGTTCACCCCATCCATTAAAACCTTCGTTTGGGAATGCTGGTTCATTCATTCTTGTCCCCTTGCTCTGATTTTGTCCGCAATAAGTTCAGAATAATTACGCTCTAACCCGTCAGCATATTCGTCAGCAATCTTGGCGCACTCCTCTCGTTCATCTTCAACTAAGGCATCAACAATAGTGCGTACCATACCTTCGCTAAAGTGTTCCAAAAGTATTTGTACCGCTGTATCTTTAATCATTCTTGTCCCCTTGCTCTGATGGCGTTTGAATCGCTTGTCAATGAATATGAATCATGTAATTGCCGAAGTACAGCGCAAAACTTCTCACGTTCTTTTTCTGCTATTAGTTTTGCAAACTCCATTACATCAAAAATCCATAGTTCATTGTCATAATATTGACTATCAATAATTCCTAGTAAATCAGTTTTTTTAACTAATCTAATTATTTCTTCTTTAGTCATTCTTTTCACCTTTGAACATGTTTTTATCTACCCACTTAAGCTCATCTGATAGCTGTAAAAACTTATCAGGAGCTACAGCCTCCCACTTTATTCCTAAGCTTGTGTTGGTTATCTTGACAACTCCTACACCAGTAATAAGTGCGCTTGTGAATGCCGAATCAAATATCTCATTCATATCTTTATCTTGCGTCATTTTTGCCCCCTTGCACGAATAGCTTGAGCACAAATTAACTCAACCCTTAATGTGTAGTAATCGCTTATGCTATCCATAGCATCACATATCTTTGCACACTCCTCACGTTCATGCGCCACTAGATTGTCAATAATCGTACGCACCATGCCTTCGGTAAAATATTCGCTCAGTAATTCAATTACTTCATCTTTAGTCATTTACGCTCCCTAAATCCTGGGCACCTCTGTAACATAAACACAAATGCCTTAGGAACATGATCTTTAGGGTTTGTACTTACCTGAGCTTTGATTGCATTAGAACATTGCCACCCATTAGACGACTTTCCTATGTGGGCGCATTCGACACACATAATCATGTCCAGTTCCTCTCTGTCGCGTTTAAGTAGGGTATCTATCAACTCGTCACAGTTACGCAGTTTGGCGAAGATCTGGTGCCTTTTAGACGCCCTATCAATCTCCTCGTCCGTCATTGCATCTATAGAAAGTTCATTTGCCATCATCTTCTTTCTCATTTAACGCCCCTAGTGATACTATAACTATAGTACACACTAAAGCAAATATAAAAAATACAAATATTAAATCCAAAAAGAATAATAAAGTATCAATCATTTGGCCACCATAATTCTTTGTTGTTTGCCAGACCGACCAGGTCTAGTACCATCTTTTATCTCTATAAGATTTTTTCGCAATAAAGCTGAGTATCTAGCAGTAATACTACTGTAAGGATACATGGGGAACATAGCCAATATTTCATCTGATATACAGCCCATGCCCCCAAACTTTTTAATCGACTCATACACCAATTTTTCAAGCCGACTAGTATTTACCCTTTCGCCTGCATCTTTGGACGTTTGTGGGCTGTCTTTTCGGCTTAATTTTTTAGGATCTGTACCAAAGAAAGACAATTCCATTTGAGTCATTTGAGTCTCCTAATGTACAAAATAATTTCAACAACATCTTTAAATTTGTTATCAGTCATCTCGTTGATGGATTCAACTGCCGCTCTAAGTCCTTGCTGATAGCCATCTTTCCACTGCTCAAGTGGATCCAGTTGGCGCTCAATCTTTGTTATCTCTGCTTTAATTTCATCTTGTGTCATTTAAATCTCCTTATACCCCCGAAGGGGCTTTGGTTTAACGTGCTGTAACTCTTACGCCAAATACTGCTGTGACCTTGGTGTGCTTTGCAACCAACTCAGTGGGAACTTGGAGTTCAGCCAATAAAGATTTGTAATCAACTGTGTTACGGTTTGTTTCTGTGTATGTGGCTTTGAACAATGTACCTTCAACAACTTTATCTCCGCCTGCTGATGCGCTGTCTTTGATCTGGTCTTTGATTGCGTCAGCCTTAGCTGTGAGTTCTGCAATACGTGCAAGTAATTCGCCGAGTGTGTCTACTGAGGAGAAGGGGATGTTTGCGTTTGTCATTTTGTTTTCCTTTTAAAGTTAAATATCGGTAACCGATATGCGTATCTTAACTTAAAGTTAATGCTTAAACCGTCCAAAAACAAAATAAATGTTAGGACAAACCCTAATTACGTAAAAATACTTGCATCAAGTTAGAGATGGTGTTGTTCAAAGCAGACAACTCGTCCATTTTCATGACTTTCCACATATGTTGACGACCGTGAATACCGTTATGACTCCCCTGATGGCAGTCCTTACACAGAGGGATGCAAGTATATGTCTGGCCTTGCTTGATATGGTGGGCGTCACTTGGTCCTTCCTGTTCACACACTACACAGGGAAGGGTCTTGATCATCCCCAAATAGTCTCGTTCAGCCTTTGTCAGCTTGCTGTTCATAGGGTGGCTTTGTCTATTGTGCGGTTAGAGGCCTCCTGAGACCTCCATACGGCGATTCTTTCTTGCGCCGCTACCATCAGCCACTTGAGCCTTTCCTCTTCGTGTACGGCCTCTTGAAGGGCTTTTAGGTGGCTTTTATATGTAGGGTCAGCATAAGCCTCACGCTCTTGCATAACGGCGGTCTTATGTCCTAATCTCTCGGCCGATATCATACATTCAGCTTTAATCGTTTTTCTCATCTCCTCCATCATGACTCGGTTGGATTTAGCAACTGCATATGGCTTACTCTGCTCGATCAAAAAGTCAACGGCTTCTTGTGGGTCAATTAATTTGCGTTTTTTCATTTTCCAACCCTATAAAATCTTACCTCTCCCATCAAGCTTGGATATTTCATGTGATCCATAGATCCTGGCCTTCCCTCAAACGGTTTGAGTTCAAGTCCTGCGTAAGTTCCAACTAAATTAGATATTCGATCTACTTTTGGTTTGCGGATCTTTACTGGACCCATAGATATATATTTTTGCTCTCCGGCTTTCGTAACAACCAAATGAGGATGAAAATCTGTTCTATTTTCTTTTACGACAAATCCATCAAATATTAGTGGAGAAATAATAAACTCTTCAAGTCTTAAAATAGATTCTTTGTAATTGATTTCTTTTCTAAGATCTTGAGCGGTTAGACCCGATAAATATATTCTCTCAAGAGCCATATGTATTTTTGATCCAGTCGTGTATTTACTAATCATCTTGGTTTATCTCCACAATTAATTTGCCTGGTTTTTTTCCTTCAGTCCAATTAATTTCAATTGGCCGAAAGAATTTATCATTAACTTGTAACGCATCAGCAAAACCATCAAGCAAAGACTTACTCGCACTCAAGCAATTGTCTATGTCTCTGTGTCTTTTATCTGGCATTACAAATGTTAACTTTAACTTAATGTTACCACCATTCCAAGTCCAATTTCTTTTTTCTTGTTTGGTTAAATAAAATCCTGTCTCACGACAATCACCTTTTAGCTTATACAGTTTTGCCCATGCGTGACCATGCATACGATTAGGAAATAATTCTTTTGGTGGGAATGGTAGTTCTACTTTCAAAATGCTGTCCTAAATCTCATTGGTTCTTTACCCTGCTCCTCAACGTACTGCTGAGAGTCTTTGTGGTACCAGAGGTTAAACGTCGGCTCATCCTCCCCGTTCCTTTGCTTACGACATAGGATCATGGCGTCAGGGTCAGACTGTGCGGCGCTGAGTATCCCCTTAGACTTCAGGTCGTCCTCTTTCTTTTTATTGCGCCACACGAGCATAATGTTGTCGGGTTGGTCAGTAATAGCGCCAGATCCTTTGTTGTCGTGCTTGTCAGGCAACTCGTACTCATCCTTGGGCTTTCGCAGGTGGTGGACGACGTGGATATGACCTGCGTAGTCTCTAGCCATTCCACAGCACCTGTCGATAAAGTACTTCTGACCGTTGTAGTCATCCTCCCCCATCACGCACTTCATGAGCGAATCCACAAAGACGTGCTGAATCTTCAACTCCTCAAAGCAGTACTTGATCATGCCCAGAACCGTGTCAGGTTTCACCGAGCCTTGTTGGTCATAGAACCACATGCCTTGGTCTAACCACACGCCAAACTCGTTGTAAAGCTGTTTGAGCGCCTCCAAACCTTCAGGGTTCATGAACTCCTTGGACGTTGGATTCATGCCTATAAACTGCCTAGCCATGCGCTTCATGGTCGTCACAGGCTTCATCTCAAAACTTGCGATACAGACCTTCTGCTGTTGTTGGATCAGGCTAAGCGCCACCTGGGAGGTCACCATTGACTTGCCGTGCCCGTTCTGCCCCGCCCAAATCGTTACCTCGCCATCCCTGAAGTGAAAGAACGGCTCGGTCTTTGCCCAGGGTAGGGTGACTTTCTTTCCGTCTTTGTGTTCCTCAAGATCGGCTATCAGATCTTGGATGTAGGACTTGGCAGGGTGAATCTTTGCCTGCATCTCGGTGGCTTGGAGGTAAGCCTCAAAATCTACGTCATCAGGAATTAAGTTCATTTGCGACCTCCGTCTCGTCGTAGCCAGTCCTGGCGTCATACATTCGTGACCAGTAATGCTTTTGTCGTATCTCACCTTGCCATGTAACGGTCATGAAGTCGCATTGAGCCTTCAGCAAGGCTTCAAACAGGGCTACAGCGCGTTCTTTTGTCTTGGGGTAGGCAAAGACATACATCCCCTTCAAAAACCGCAGGTCGAGGCGATCTATGGCTTTCTCGTCATAGATTGTGATCTCAGGTGAGTGCTCCTCCTCAACCCAGTTGGGTAGGTAAGGCTCGTCATAGATAAACGCTAGGGATGGATGGATGCCGCGCTTACGCATGTCGATCAGATGTTGGTGTCCTTTCATATGCCCTCCGAGAAGTTTGGCTTTCTGCTGACAGTTGTAGCCTGAGTAGCCTTTTGATTCCTGACCCATGTTCGCCAAGTAGCAAACCAGTCAAGCTTTACCCCCTTTTGCCCTGGCTGAGCAATCCAGTAATCGCGGAACCCTTCAAAGAGTTGATCAGGATCTAAGTCAGATCTTGTCTTTTCGCAGAAGTCTAGGTATTCGGGAGATAGCGTAGCGTCAGGAGATAGACGAGTTCCACGAGTTGTCTTTACTGTGTCTTGTGTCTTGGGTAATGGGTCTTGGGTAGCATTGCTTTCGGATTGCGTTTGCAATGCGTTCGCATTCCATCTAGCCATAGCACTTTTCTTGGCTTTTTCACTCTTAGAATTGACCTTTTGGATCTCCTGATTGACCCTCTCATTAGACCATCCCCCTTCTATGCGAACGAAGTATTCTTGCAAGACCCTCGCAATGCAATCGGTATGCGAACGCATACAAATTAGCCTAGCAATCTCATCAATATTTTCAGGAAGTGATCGTTCGTGGAGGTAACACCAATCAAGTAACCTGCGATAAGCAAGGTCTTCAAATAGATCAAGGTGTTTGGTATGACTTTGATAGTCACCAATATTAAATAAATAATAGTGCATGGTTTTTCCGCTTTTAAAATTCCGCCTGTAAAGGAAACCTCGGCAGGAGGGCGGAGACTCTTTTCGGTATGCTCATGACTTCATACCTAGCCGTGTTTCGCAAATCATATCACGAAAATATATCAGATCTCAGTTCTTTTTTTGTGACTAACCCTTGGGTCGCCTCTTCTATCTTGATAGACAGCGTAGGAGAGGGCTTACGGTGCCCGTGGATGAGCAAAGACAACCAAGTGGATGTTACCCCCAAATAAGTGGCCATCTCAACTATAGCCCCTTTAGGCTCCTCTTTAAAATAATCATTTAATGTCATACGATATCTCCTTACCCGTACTTTAACATAAAATTAATTGTTGTAGATATGCAACCGTTAATTCAAAGTTAAAACTGTGGTACATTACCTGTGCGAGTTTCTCGTATTAACAAAAGGAAATAAATTGAAAAAGATTATCAAAACCAAAACAGGAATCCTAATTGGTTCTGCCTACATTGCCCCACCTATCAAAACAACTCCTGATGAAGATCGCATTCAAAAATCTTTACTTGGGATAAAAACAATTGACCCTTGCAAAATAATTGATTTTGCTGTTATTTGTGCAATGTTATTTATTGTTATTGCAGTTGCAATTACTTTGATTTAAGGGGATTCAAATGAATAGCAAACTAATCGATGAATGGGAAGATTTTAAAAAAAGCAAAGAAGAAATGGATGAATATGAACTATACACAATGATAGAAGAATACAAAAAATTAACAACACAACAGAAAATTATTTACAACAAATTGATAGAGGAAACATCATGAGCTTTTATGTAGAAAATGGTGGGCAAGCATCTAATTTTAAAAATGTACCAGGCGGATTACATCTTGCTAGATGTTATCGTATCGTAGACCTTGGAACTCAAAAATCTGAATACAACTCAGAGGTATCCTTCAAACGGAAAATTATGGTCGGTTGGGAGCTTCACGGCGAAGACAGCGATGGCCAACCCTTGATGACAGATGACCTAAAGCCAATGGCTATATTCAAGAATTACACCTTGTCTTGGGGAGAGAAAGCTACCTTACGCATTGATTTACAGGCATGGAGGGGTAAACCTTTCTCTTCTGAAGAAATGACCCGATTTGACCTCAAAAACATTTTAGGCCAGTGGTGCATGGCAAATGTAATTCAAAAGCCTGTTAACGGGAAGATTTACTCAAATGTGGCCTCTTTAACACCCGTGCCTCAAGTGGTTAAAACAGCAGGCCTACCCAAAGGTATCAATGTTTGCCAAATATTTAATATTTCCGAGCCAGATATGAAGGTATTTGAGACTTTTAGCAAGAACCTAAAGGCCAAGATCGAAGCCAGTCCTGAGTGGAAGGCCAGAACAAATACTGGGTTTGAAGAAATGCCTGACGACTTAGAAGATGAATCTGATGTGCCCTTTTAACAAAACAAAAAATTACAGGAAATAAAATGACAACAGTAATAGCCAGATCAAGTGAAAGTCAACACTGGTACACAAGGGGGGGCAACCCCCAGTACACAGTCACAGCAAAAGACGGATCGCAACGAAATACAACGCTCAGGGACGCTCGAAAACTTGATTTAATACCTTCGGTTACGACCATTCTAAACATCGCCGCTAAGCCGGGTTTAGAGGCTTGGAAGCTCAACCAGATGATGCTTGCTTGTATGACCCTTACAAAAGCATCAGATGAGTCTGAGCAATCTTATATTGAGAGAGTGAAGCAAGACTCAAGAGAACACGCAAAAAAGGCAGCGGAAAGAGGTACCACTATCCACGGCGCCTTAGAAAGCTTCTTTGAAGGAATTACGCTTGCTGAATTTATGGAATATCAGATTGGTGTATCTACAGAAATGGATAAGTTGTTTGGGCCTAAGAATTGGCTTACAGAACGGTCTTTTGGTAGTAATGGGTTTGGTGGGAAAGTTGACTTAATGACAAAAGAAGGCGAAGGCATTGTTGTTGACTTTAAAACAAAAGAATTTGGACCCAACGATAAGATAGATGCATATGACGAGCATTTAATGCAACTGTCCGCTTATCGAATTGGTTTAGATATACCAAAAGCCAGATGCGCCAACGTGTTTGTATCTGTAACCAACCCTGGTCTAGTCAAAATTATTGAATGGTCTCAGGAAGATTTGGATAGGGGATGGAAGATGTTTGATGCTTTAAAAACTTTTTGGCAACTTAAAAACGATCACAGGTGACATATGAAAAAATTAATATGGATATCCATCTTGTGTGGATGCTCAACGCCTCCACCGCCTGTACAGCCTTATAACATACCAACTAATGTGGCTAGCCTCCCCGCGGTCCAAGTCATGTATGACTCAAGGATTCAGCAGATGAGTAGAAATGAAGTAATTAGCGCAACTCATGAATGTGAGTCTACAGGATTAAGACCCGTTCCCATCATAACAAAACGAATGATTGGAGGACCAAACGGGCAAATAAGTGAGATGATTGTTGATGTAGTGTGTATGCCAAAATTTAAATACTAAGGAGAAATTATGAAAGTAACATTTGATTTAGATGATGCAATAGAGAATAGAGTTTTTAATGCGCCTGAAGGTTATCGTAGACTTACGATTAATCTTCCTGAAGAACTACATAAAAAAATTAAATTGCACGCAGTCCAAGATGACACAACAGTCACCGATATTATTACTGACTTGATTGAGCAGTATTTTGGTACAGAAATTACTTTTAAAAACATTGAGGAACAAGCCAATAAACTTTTTGAAGAAGAAGTAAAGAAGTATACAAAACCACCCGCCAAACGCGGTAGACCATCTAAATTATCTCAAGCAAAAGGTAAAAAATGAACAATCCATATATTACTAAAGAACAAATACAAAAGATATTCTTTAACTCGAAGATGGATGATCCCAACGGCATCTATTTAGATCCAAGTGCTGATTTTGATTTGGTTGAATACTCAAACAACCTTATTTGGTTTGTACAAGAAGCCATTGCAAAAACAGAGAGAGGTCTTTGTATTGATTTTGTTAGATCTCTTAACTCTGAAGTAGCAAATGCTTTGGAGCAAAAACGCGGTAAGGTTTAAAAAACCCCCCTCAGACTTTTGATCCGAGGGGGAAACTCCTTGCGTTTTGGCAACTGCAAGTACATAGGAGGAGACGTCCTATGTTTTTTAAGGAGCTTTTGGCTCCTTTATTTTTTACGGTTGTTCTTTAGGATTAGAACCAACATTTGCACTTAATCTTGCCATTTGTTTAGAAAAAGTAGGCTCCAATACTTTCATAACATCTGGGCGTTCTGTGGCCAACTTAGTCATCATCTTCATCATTGGCTCGTTGTACATAAGGGCAGAGCCAACAAGTGGCGCAAAACCTGTTTTAAGGTGCCCCGCGCCCTCTGCCAAGCCTTTTAAAGACAGCATCGCTGCGAGCCTATCCGCTGTACCGCTGTTGGGTACAGGAGTGCCTAATACAGACGTTGCCGCCTCGGCTTCAGGAACATATTGACCCATCCCCTTGGAAACATTTGTTTTACCTGCACTACCTTCAACAGCAGATTTGAATTGTGATGGAGTAAATATACCCTCATGACCTTTGGCAACTGCTTTTTGAATGGGTTGCATATTCTTAAATACTGCATGAGCTTTTTGCAATGTGTCAGCTATAGCAGGATTTTGATGTTCAAGTTGTTCTCTAAGTGTATTTAAAAAATTACTGTAAGCTTCTCCAACAGCATTTTTGCCTTCTTCATAAGCTTTATGAGAAGCCCTGCTTAAATCAGATTCAATGTTTCTAAATTCAGTACCATCAAGAATGTGTTTGTTTTCAATATCTTTTAAATAATTGTCAACTAAATCTTTAACAACCAATTCTCTTTGTTTAATGTTTGGTAATTTTTCTGTGTGCTTAGCAATTGATTCATACAAATTTTTATTAACAGTTGGCGTATTCATTAAATTTGCATTTTGAATTACATCGTTATACATTGTATTTACAGTATCGCTAATGTGTTTCATTGTCTCTTTACCCGCAGGTATGTTACTAGGTATTTTTATACCAAGTGGCTCATAAATTTTATTAGCAATTGCACGATTAAAATCTTCATACGACTTTTGTAATCCACTACCAATTACAGATCCTGCAATCGGTAAACTGGTAAGCTTTTTCTCAAAGTTTTGTATTCCTTCACCAATTATTGGAAACTGACTAGCCAATTGACCAGGCGTAAACTTAGTCATGCCCATGTCTTTTAGTTGTTGAAGTCTGGTAGATACTTGTGGGTTAGTCAGCATTTGACTTGCTTTACCACCCACCACACCAAGCCCAGTAGATAATCCAAGATCTTCTATCTTTTCACCTAATATATCTAAATAATTTTTATTTTCTGTGTCTGCAACTTGTCCACCTAAGCCTTGAATAAAAGACGGAGCAACATATTTGAGCGAAGGTGACTTGGCAATCGCATTTGCAACCTGTGGGATTTTTGTCCCCAAAGTCTCAGGAATAGCCAAAGATGGCGCTATCTCTCCTACAGTTTCCATTGCAGACGCAGGGTTGACGCCCAAAGTCGTTGGAACACTACTCTTAGCGTAGTTTGCATTCTTTTCCAGTGCTTGCATAGGACTATTGATATTCGCCCATTGCAACGCCCCTGCGATCGGTTTTAACACCCCTTGTAGCCCTGCAAGTCCAGACAACATGGCTGTACTAGCCCCAGACGTTGGATAAAAGCTATGGCCTGATTCCTCCTTATACCTAGGAAAATCATCCATATTGACCTTTGGCTTTTCAACAGATGCTTCTGTTGGAGTGGATTTGCTCATCAAATAAGCCTGTGGGTCAAAACCCCCTGACTCTTGAGGAGGAGTTTGTTTGCTTTTTAAATAAGCCTGTGGATCAAATGTATTTGTTGTCATTCTGTTAGTCCATGTAATCTAAGTATTTCTTTGGATTGTGGATTTTTTGGATTTGACCTAGCCCATTGAATAGCTATTTCATCCAGATCAACTGGTTTTGATCCTTTAGGTGGCTCAGCCACTAACTTCTCAGCACGAATCTTGTGCTCATTCATAATTTTATTTATTTGATCCAATGTTTTGTCAAATGCAGCCTTGGACATTTCAGGTTTAAGCGAACCATATAGCGCAGACAATTTTTCTCCCTCAAGATTAGACAAAGCACCAAGGCCTTTCATGCTTTGAGCGGTAGAGGAAAATATATTAGATTTTGCTGTTTTAAGAGCTTCAATAAAATCATATTGGTTTGTGCCAGGTATTACTTGTCTAGGATCGTAATTTTCTAAACCAGTCATACGGCCAGGGTGATTTCTAAGTTCTTCAACAGCCCTAATGGTGTTATCAGCAGAAGATACTTGAGCATCTCTTAATTGCTCATTCTTCTTTTTAATTTCATTTTGTTTATCTTCCTCTTTAGTTAGTTTATCTTCACGTTTATTTTTCTCTGTTTCTTTTCTAAATTCAAGAGAATTTTCAGCAATGATTCGACTTAATGAATGAGTTGCCTGGGATTGTGCAAGAGCAGACGCTCTGTCCATGTGCGAGGTCATGGAAGTTAACAATTGACCCGCCATCTTATCCGCATCTTCATCTTTAATTAACCCTTTTCTATATCTATCTGCCAGTTGTTGGGCTTGAGCTTTAAAAGGCCCCTCAGCAGTTAATGCAAGAGCGTCAAAAGGTGTGCCTTCTGCACCCGTTGAAGGCAACAACCCATATCTACGCATTTCAGGAATAGCTTTAACCGCATCAAGTGCTTCTTTTGAATCAATAGAATACAGTTGTTTAAAGGCTTTTGCATTAAAACCATTTGTGCCATCTTCATTTTTATACAAATTATTTCTAAATTGTTGAAGTTGATTTTTACGATTTTCTTCTGGGATCATCGCAAGATATTTGGGGTCACCTGTAATGCCACCCAATTGTTGAGCAACTTGTGGATTAAATACACTTCTATCAATACCATTCTCATCTTTGACTGTTGTGTAAAGATGCGGTAGCAATGTTCTAACATCTAATTCTTTTTGCTGAGCAAGTTTATTTTGCAAGACTCCAATCTTGGCTTGTGCAAGAGGAATTTTTTTGCTTTCTTCACTTTCTTGGAAGTTGGCCATGTTTTCTGCGGCGTTACCAACAGACTCACCAAAAGAGCCAGAACGCGTTGGCTTGAGAAACCCTGCGGCAATCCTAAACCAAGGCGTATCTCCGCCCTTTTTACTCAGCAAAGCTTCTAAGTCAAGCGACGCCTTGTCTAGCTTTTCTTGGGCAGAACTGGCGCCACTAAGACCTGGTTGTTTAACAGGATTGTTCGTTTCAGATTGTGATAAAGGATTGGATATATCTTGCCCTTGCGACAACGGCGAAGCAAGCATTGATCCTTGTGGTGTTGAGTTGGTAAACTCAGGGGTGGAATTCAACATTTTTGGATCTGTTGAAGTAAAGTTGTCCCCCTTTTGAGGGTTAGGATTAGCTTGACTAAGAGCGCCCATATATGCCATGATGTATTCTTTCTTATTAAATTATTGCTTCAAGTGGTCCCACAATATTGACATCCAGTTCCACCGCCAGATTTTGTTCCTTGATCTAAACATCCACTTCCAATTGCACCAGGGTTTTTACTAGTTAAATAATCATAAAGACTTTTAGAAGTACATTTAATGGATGATAAAAATGCTTTACCCGCGTCCGTACTAAGCGCCCCCGCAAGAGTACTTGCCACTCCACTTGCAGTCGCAAGAGGAGACGTTGCATAAGCACCAGGCAAGGGTCCTGTTTTAATGCAACTCGTTGCTGTTGGAATGCTAAATCCACGGATTGCACAACCCTCAGCCTTGAGTACACAAAGTGGAAACATGGCTTGATTTTGAGCAAGTTTGTATTGTTGACAACCAAGCGCAGCTAAATTCTTAGAGCAAGCAATATTTAAATTATTCTGAGCCGTTGCTAGACAACCTTGGGTCTTCGCCGCGTTGATTTGATTAATTACTTGTTTGTTAGCAGAACAAAGGGCTTGTGTATAGCCTTTTTGAAGCGCACAACCTTGTTGAGCGGTAATGCCTTGCTCTGCGTTAGCCAATACCGATCCAAGCGCCCCCGCACCCCTTTGTGAACCGAATTGGCCACTTCCTATAATGCCTGCTGTAGCTTGAGGCGCCAAAACTGAATTAATGTTGTTTTGGCCAAGATTTCCTATTGAGTTAACTACACAGTTAACATAAGGATTCATGTATTTTTGAGCCATTGAGGATATGCATGAACCTGCAGCGGAGTTGGCCGTTGCCTGAGCGGAATTCAGTTCTGGTTGGTAATTCCCCGCATTATTAGTCGCGTTTTGAAATGCCAATGTTTGCAAAGGCTGAGCGCCAGGTGCTCCATTTGACAACGCCTCCCCCGCCGCCTTCTGAGCACACGTCGCCATCTGATTCAACTGATTCATGTAAAAAGAAGGCGCAGATGTGGCTCCTTTTTGGGTAGTTGTTACCGAAGGCAATACTCCTCCTTGAGTAAGCGTCCCCCCTCCTCCACTACTAGCTGTACCCAAACACGTGGGTGTTGGGTTTAAATTTGTTGAAACAGGCGCAGTACTTGTAGATGAAGTAGTCATTTTTTACCTTTCAGATAAGACAAAGGACTTTTAGCCTTTGCTGGTATTGTATTGGTTGATGCAGATCTCTTGTGTTCACGAATGGCTTCTCTCATTTTGTCAAGTTTTTCCGCCCCTTTTTTGTTTGATCCACCACCAATAGCTGTTACAAAAGATGAAGGAAATACAAATTCTCCATCAGCAATCATTGCGTTGATGTGACCACCAGAAGAATAATTTTCATAATGTTTATGATCTATTCCATCCATAAACTTACTCAAAACTTCAGCCCCCGCCTTGCTAGACCCGTCTCCAAAGCCTGAAACAACATCGGCGTCCATTACATAGTCACCGTCCTTTAAAAGGGCAGGGATGTCGTCAGATTGGCCTGTACCACGCCCCTCGGCATAATGGCCACTATGGCCTGTAATAAACTCAGGTATATGGGAAATAGATCCACCTTCTTTAAATCCTTTGATGTCGGAAGATCCCTCACTTACGGGTTGATAAGTTGATGATTGACTAATCAATTGATTTAAATAAGTAGGTGCAACTGATGTTTGATCAGCATTCAATGCTTGCTCAAGAGGGGATTTGCTCAAAACTTCACCTGTAGATAAAAGAGTTGAAGTGAGTGGAGAAGATGGATTAATAGAACCAGTAGAACCAGTAGAACCAGTAGAACCAGTAGAACTAGTAGATGGCAAAGCACCAGTTTTCCCAGAACCAGTAGGTGTTCCTGAACCGCTAGAACTTGTTGGAACTGTTATTGAAAGTCCGCCGTTAGAACTTGGATTAGAACTGGTTGCCGAAGATGTATTAGGAGTCTCTATATTTTTAGTACTTCCATCAGCATAAGTTACGGTAGATGTACCATCAAAATTATTAACTGTTTTGATTACATCTGTTGCAGATGGTAATATTTGTGTAGTTAAAGCAGGATTACCAGAAGCAACAGTAGGATTGATTTCTTGCAAAGTATCATTGATAGTTGGCTGAGTAGTTCCAGAACCACTAGCAACATTATTTGCAATTTGAGATACATTTAAACTAGGATCGGTTAAATCAATTGCACCAGTAGAAGCGCTTATTGGCAAAGTATTGCTAGACCCACTCCCTGCGTTAATCTGCGTTAAAGCGCCAGAAGTATTGGTTGGCGCAGTTGCACTCTCTAATGTAGAAGCAATTGGAGATGTACTACTCAAAGGAGCAGTAGTTGTTGTTGATCCAGAACTACTATTATTTGATGGAGTAATTGCAGAAGACAACCCACTTGTTACTCCTTGTGCTACAGAATTATCTATATTTTGACCAGACGCCAAACCACCTACTGTAGATAATGTTCCAGTAGCAATATTTTTAGCAATACTGGAAGGTATCCCAGTTAAGCTAGTAATATTACTTGCAATACTATTATTAATGTTTGATCCAAAGTCAGTTCCATTAATAACACCACTTATTGCTAAATTTTCTAAAGGTTGCGTTAAATTTTGTTTGCCACTAAGTACTGCAGAAGCAAGAGGAATAAAAGCTCCAGATCCTGGTAAAACTGTGTTTGCAACAATAGCAGCAATCCCTTGAGGACTTGCAATTGAATTTACTAAATTATTTACAAAACCACCATTATTGTTAGCATTGTAATATGCAACTTTATTGTTACCATCGCCTATTGCATTATTAGTAAGTGTTTGTATATCGTTTACAGGTACGCCATTTTGACCAAGGTAAGCAATTGCATTTTGATAATTTGCAGTAAGTTCATCTTTTGCAACTGATGTTAAAGAACCAAAACCTGTCCCAACAACAATATTTTCAATTTGATTTTGTAAATAATCTTTTACAAAAGATTTTGGATCTTGCATGGCTTTTGCAAGAGCTTGAGCAGGTGTCTGTGAATCGGGCAAAGAATTGCCATCCGCATCCGTTTGATTAGAACCTGTCTTAATATAATCATACAAACCAGGCGTTGACGCAAGAGATGACCAAGTAGTTTGCGTGCCAGGTATTGTTTGATTTGAATATCTGCCCTCTGGATTGGCAGTTTCGTACATTTGTTGAGCAGTTGTTGGGTCTACCCCACTAAAACTACTGTACTGCGCAGGTGTTATTTGACTGGTATCAATTGCTTGACCAATACTCAACGGAGATGGATTGGAAACAGTTTCATTGCTGTCTGGATTAGCAGCGTTATTGCTTCTTACTATGACAGCCAACTGATTATTGAACTGGTCAATTACAGATTGGGATACAGGATTTGTGGCCATATCAATATACGCTTTCTTGGTTTTGAGCAATACTCATGATTCCAACTAAGTTTTGCGCCCAGTCTTGCCATCTAGAATAACCCCTAGGGTCAGGTATACCACTTTGTACAAAGTATCCAATGCCTTGCATACCAGAGGCCCAGTCTTGCCAATTCTCTTCTGGAACTGTTCCCAATTGATTAGACGCAAATTGCTGAGCCATTGATGCACACCAATAGTCCCAAGTCATTCCTCGAGGATCAAATGTGGTTGACATTACGGTGATCCTGTAGAACGCTCATCACCCATATCCACGCTCAGTAAGCAATTACCCAGTTGATAATCACCACCAAAGTCGTTGCTCGTGATCCTGAGCCTCATCTCACGTCTTTGCTCTTTCATGTCAATTTTCAAAGTTGATGACGTAAAGACGTAAGGCGCAGAAACAATATTGATGTCATCCGCATAACCCTTACCAGTTATTGTCAATGACATTTGACCAGATTGAACAAAGTCAGGCTCAAATCTTTCAAGCCTAATCCATTTATTATCGTTTATAAGTTGTTGTGCTCCAAGACCACCACCCACAAATCCTATTGAATTGGTCTCAAAGTAAGAGTTAATAGAATCAACATTTGTTAAGTAAACTTGGTCTTTGCCCACTTCATGTTGCCACAAAGTATAAAAAGAGTTTGTGGTTATATTCACCGTAAGACCAGTGGCATTGGGATTGGCTACAGATCTGTTAGAAGTTGCTAAAGTTCCACCAGTTAAAGATGATGAATAATTACCACCAGTCACCACGTTTAAAGTAACAACTACACCGCTTGAGACAGTTGCAACTGACAAAATAGCAGGTTGTCCACTGCTTCCAACCACATTTATTGTGTCTCCAACGGTATAGTTGGTACCCCCAAATGTGACCGAGGCAGTTGCAATTTGGTATCCAGTAATGGTATTCCCCGCCCAAACAGGGTAAGGGAAGACCTCAGAAAATACCCCTGCTGATCTCTGAGCACCATAGGCTTGGCCTGCGTCATACCATATCTTATCACGGACATTATAAATAATAGCATCAGTACATTCGGTTGCATTACCCTTTGGGTAAAACCACCAAACCTCACCCCATCTTGTAACTTTAGTTCCCCAAACCTTTTGGCGTTGAGAAAAGTTAATGTTATCGAAGAAATAGTTCAAATTCGTATTATTTATAATTTCTTGTACTACACCGTTGTAAACAAAAAACCTATCTATTCCAATCCAATAATAAAGACCATCGTACTCAACAACACAGTTGGACGACATAATTGTGATTGAGGTAGAGATAATGTCATATCTCCAATAAAGCGTAGCGGTGCCTATGGTCTGAGGAGAATAAGTCACCCTAGTCAATTGATCTAGTGACCAGAAAAGTCCGGCAGGGGACGTTGTACCACCCCTTAAAGGAACTCCCTTAACAACTTTTGTTCCAGATACATTGTTTGCATTTGCGTCTGTAGAAACCCAATTGGTAAAGTCCCCCGCCGCACTATTCTGTATCAACCCATTACTCCCATAAACAAACAAATAAGGGTAAAGCATACAAGTCCCACCACTCACAGATATGTTGTTATTGAATGTAATTGTTGTTGCAGAAGACAAGTTGGTTGTAAGGTTTGCAGAAGTGGTAAATACAGTGCAAGGACCACCCGTAAAGGAAGCATTTGTACCAGAACTTCCAATTGTTTGAGAGTTGTTTACTGTATAAGTACCTATCCCACCAGTACCAGTTCCTACGGCTGTAATAACAGTCCCTGCCGTCACGTTTACTCCTAAACTACCCGTTATAGGTTGGCCAACATAAATGGCGCCAACTACAGAAGTAACGGTCAACGTAGTTCCAGAAATGTATCCGCCAATCGTTACGGCAGAATAAACCGTTGGCCCCGCTCCAAACGAGTTGGCAACCACCGTCGTCCCCAAGGTAACAGCAGAACCACTCAATGTTTGATTAATACCAACCCTATAGTCAGCACTTCCAATAATTGCTATATTCCCGTATGTAAAACAACCTCTAGTAAAAATACCAACTTGGCTAAGAGTTCCATAAGGAAATGTACCAGTCAATACGGGTGTAGGGCTGATATTGTCAATATTAGTTAAATTTAAGCCTGGATGAGCAATGATGTTAAGTACATTTGAGCCGTTTGGATCAAAACCAATGTCAAATTGCCATAAGTTTGTAGGATCAGCCGTAAAATTATTTAAAGTAATATTTGTTGGACCAGATCCCGATGCCGTACTGTTCCCTGTTTGCCAACCACTTAAATAATTTGAATCTCCAGAGTATAGATAGTTAATACCCGCTTGAGACTGCATAATCATGCCTCTGGATATATTCGGCGCATTTAAGAATATACCGTTGTACCCTCCAATCTTCCTTGGCCTAGATCTTTGAAATCTTACCCATTGCCCATCCACATAACTTGGAGAGGCGAATTGAGTTCCATCCCTTTGTATGCCAGGGTTGATGTTGAGGAGCGCAACCTTTAAGGTCAAAATGTACCCCCAGATATACCAATAGGCGCTTGTACTCCAAGAGAAGAAAGCGTCATAGAAGACACGCCCGATAAAGTAATCGCAAAAGAACTAGTGCTTGGGAAATATATACCCGTGGTAGATCCACCCGTTACATTTAAAGAAGGTGCAGATGCAGACCCCGCTGATAACGTAAGTGTTGTAGCTGACGTGGTATTGACAGTGTTTGCGTTGTATACGTTTGTACCGTCGCATACAAGTAAAGATGTGGAGTTGGCGGGTACGGTTACAGTTTGACCACCAGATACACCAGTTGTAAAAGTTAATGTATATGAAGTATTTGTAGCCGTATTTGTAATTGTGTACAACTGCACAGTTCTCGGCAAAGTAACAGTGCAAGCTGAGGTAGCGCTAACATATTGTTGGATTGTGTTAGATGCCTGAGCGGAAGTTAAACTAAGCGTAGATAAACCAGATACAGACACGCTAAGTTCAGTAAAAGCAAAAGCATTAGATCTGCCGTATCCAAAGGTATCAAACGCATTAGACCCGTTAGAAACAATAACCAAAGACTCAGTTAACTGCAACTGTTGACTTGTATTGTTGTCAATTGTGTCTCCAGAAGCTGTGTAAGGATTGATTGTCAATATTCCAGTGCCGTTATTTTTAATAATAACAAACCAATTATTAGAAGCATTAGCGGATGTTGGCAAAGTAATCGTCCCCGCCCCACCAGTCCATACATAAAAGTTAGCCCGGTTGCTATAAGTCAACTGAGTGTTGGAGCTAATAGTTGTAATTGGATATTGAGTATTTAACTGATTGTTAAAGGATACCAACCCATACCCTGCGATACTGGACGTTTGAACACTGAAACTACCCAATCCCATTGCAACATAACTCCACGTCCCCGCGGTAGTCGTATTGTTGGTTACATAAATGTAATACGAATTAGCGCCAGGAGTTGTTGCAACAGTAACAATTGCCCCTCCACCATTGTCCACAACATTGAAAGAATTGGTAGATCCAGTGTTCTTAATAATGATGGCTTGGCCAACGGATACTTGGATTGCAGGGGGCATGGTTATAACAACACCAGATGCTGTTGCTGTAATTTCTGTAATATTGGCGGCGACGTTACTAGAGGTTGTGCCGTTTATTGGCCAATTAAGCGTAATACTGGTAGCAGTGCTCAAAGACTCATATGCCACCTGTGACGGTGAAATGGTTTGGCCTGTAAATGGATTTACATATGCGGTCATAATTAGCTATCCTGTACTAGGGTTTGTCTGTCGCCTACGCGAGTAATGTCTTCTGATTTGAGCATACTCAATGCATTTTGATACATTTGTTGCCACGTAGGAATTCTTGCGTCATTCTTTAAAAATGGCGTCATCTGAAGGAGTGTCCCAAAAAGCATCGCATTTGGCGCGTTTTGAGTAAGCCAGTTTGTTTGATTTGTGCTAGACAAGGGTTGGATTCTTTCGTAAAACAACACCTCAAACGCATAAGCCTGATCTGGCGTAGGCGCAAAATACCAGTGATCATAGTCATAGTCTGCGTAATATAGTGGGGGCGCAGTGCTTGTTGAGTTAGGCCAGTATCCAGTTAGATACTCATACTTTCTCAAATAAATGGGTTGTTTGTTGCCACTTGCATCCGTATATTTCATGGATACGGTTTTTCTCCACCTCGCAGGCTTAGGTATAACTGGATTTGAAGCAGTTAAAGTGCTCTCAACCACATTAAGTTGGCCTAAAGTTTTAATTTGCTGTGCAATTTCATATTCGCACAGACTAATGGCGACGGGAACTTGGTTTACCACGGCAGTATCACTCCTCTCTAAGTACTGATAAATGGTACTTATGAGGTTATCGTAGGTAAAAACAAACGAAGGAGTGTTTGTTACTGATGAAATTGTCATTTAGCCCCCTAATATATGCCTATTTTAGATAGTATCTAGGGAAAAGTCACTCTATAATACCGCCCGATTTCAACTGATCAATTGTTTTATTACCTGTGTATTGGAAATGAGCAAGCTCTTTGAACGACTTCCAATTCCCCGCCCATTCCAATCCACACTCTTCACCAATCTTTCCTATTTCTGCCCACACAGGGTGAGAACCGTCCCAATCGGGTTTTCCGCTAACAATTGGAACAATATCAACAGCACAGCGATAATTATGAAATGACTCTCCTGCCTTAGCATTAGTAACAATTTTCCCAGGACTTGTTCTTCCTTGTTTATATAGTGCGTCCTGACTCTCCATGTCCCTGTAAGTGCTCGTGACCAAAATATCAATGCCCTTATCCTTACAAGCTTGTATAAAAGCATCGACTCTACTTTTAACTTGGGGTAGTAGTTCATCTAAAGATCTTGAATTAATCATTTTGAAACTGGTGTTGATTGATGTAAAAGTTCGTCTTTCTTCTGACTCCCTGCTGAACTACCAAAGTAAAAGGCTACCACCCCCGTCCAAGCAGTTCCAAGTGAACCTAGCATGATGTCGATCTGAGGCGTGTGCTGTACCTGACCGTACATCAGCCCAAAGAGTATTCCAAAGAAACCGCCTGTGATTCCTATAGCAAGAACAGGAGGTATCCAAGACTGAGTAGCAATCTGCATCGTTCTAGCAGAACTTCTGTCTTGAACGGCTAATTGCTCAAAATCTAGGTTTAATTCTTGTGCTTTGGCTTTTAAAGCTATCTCGGCTTGTTGCACTGCGGCAATCTGGTCTGAAGATAATTTACCATCCTCCAACATTTTCTTAGCATCGTCCTGGGATACACCAAGAACCTTTGATACCATTTCATACGCCAAACCACCCAGTGGTCCTCCAATTGCACTAAATATCGTAGGTGCTATTGTTTTAATCCAATCCATAATCACTCCTTGCAATACTTTGGAAGATACCCTGTCTGTTTAAACATCACATAACATTCTATTAACTTATCATCTTCTAAGAAATTTTTTTTAAATTCTATGTGCCAACTTTCCTGTTCTCTTTTTTTCAAATAATCTTGCCGAATATAGAACATCAACCCTACGCAAGTGAGTGCAAAGATAAGTATGGCAGCGCACACAACAAGTCTGAATTGAAATACATCTCTTGCTTCTTTGCGTTCTCTGGCCTCTTTTGCATCCTTTTTTTTTGTGCTTTGTCAAAATTGGCTTTATCAGCATTAAGTCTGTTTTTTTCTTTCTCAAACTGATGCCATAGGTCGCCAAGCTCTGGAGGACTCTCGTATACCAACATCTGCCTCAAATCGTACTGGGCTTGTTCTAGTTGCTTCCTAGCCATGATGTTCTCTAAGGCTTGTGCTTGTATAGACTTACCCTTGGGCGGATTCTTTTCCTTATCTTTTATCTCAGCATGGGCTTTTTCACTGTGCTCGAAAAAAGAACCTAACCCTGTTGAGATTTCATGAAAAACATCGTATGCTTCTTTACCAGTAGCCTTAAAGTCTTTGTACATAGCTACGCCTTGCTTAACAGCAGAAAGTATAGCCAGACAAGTACTAATTGGTTCCATATACTAATGTTCTAAGAATTTTTTGATCAAATCCGCCGCCACCCCAGGCCCCAACAAAACACAAAGAACGACAAAATAAAGCAAATACTCTATTTTTGTCATTCTTTTATCCCCAGAAGACAAAGATTCTTGAATTGCTCTGTATCTTTCAGCGCAAATGGCCTCATGTACGGCAACTCTAACTTCTATGTCTTCATTCATTTTATTTTTCTGCCTGTATACAAGTTAAAAATGATGGGGCAACTACAGCAATAACAGCAGATTCTGTTGTTGTAACAGGCGTAGCTGATATTGTGGTTTGCGGAGGTATCTCAACAGTAGGCACTTGTGGAGGAGCCTCAAACATAATTGTAGGAGTAACCACGGGGCCAGGTTTTGCCTCTGTTGGAGGAGCATACTTTTGATCAAGAAAATCCAAGAATGCATGGATCTTGTCTTGAGCATCAGTTTCAAAATTGTTTAAATGAGCGCGAATGTCTTTTAAAAATTGCATATATAACCTCAGTTATTTGGTTTTACATCTGTAACAACTTCTTGGGGAATTTGTGCCTGCAATTGACCCATGATCTTTTGACTCAAAGGCCAAGCGTTGGAACTGGTCGGCAATTGACCTAAAACATTGATAATGTCTTTAATCTCACCTTCAAATAATTCAAGTTTTAAAACGTCCATGATTGTCATCCTATTTATTTTCCGTCAAAGATGGGGTGACGGTTTCCCCTTCAATGCTAATTGTAGATGTGCTTTGGTCAATTTTCATAGTGCCCTCACAAGCCATATTCCAATCCTCCCCCGTCCTTTCGCTGTGACAGGGTACATTGATCCTCACGTGCTTACAAAGATACTCCTGATGGCCCTCAAAAACCCTCCAAGCATGGTCTACAGTTCCCCGTCCGGGCATTCCCCTAGACTTGTTAAAGCGGATTAAGTATTTCATACAATAATCGGAGTTTGTTGCTGAACGCCCAAATTAAAATGTATAAACCTTAACGGCTCATCAGATCCATGTCTGGTAAAAGAATGCGCCACCCAAGAATTTGTTAAAAAAATCACTCCTTTTTTTATAGGAAATAATAATTTATTGGTTGCATAACTTACTGTTGATGAATCTTTTTCTGGTAACTGAGTTAAAACTTTGCCTTCTCTTGAATCATTTATCACAATGTTGGATGATTTCTCCATTTCATTGAGAAAGTAAAAACCAATAATATGGCATCCATCCCCATGAGCGTGATCATCCATTCCCGAAAACTTATAGTGCTCCTGACCCCACATAGACTGAAAATAAGTAACTTTGTCATCCATCTTGTACCCTTGAGAATCCAAAATGTTCCAAGCCGTAAAAGATATGTATGAAGCTAAGTCCTTGATCCTTGGATCTAAAAAAAAGTTACCCGTCATTTTGACTGGATACAACTCATTTATAGATTCTTTGTTATTTGCAATTCCTTCATTAAAAACCTCTAAAGCATTATCCAAATACTCTGGTTTTGATATGCTATATACCGCCGTTGGGAAGTATGTAGCAATGTCAAGATTATCCATACCGCTCTCCTATTTGTTATAGGATATAAGTATACTTTAACTTAATGTTAAGCAAGACAAGTTCTGATTGATTGCATGATTAAGTCAATGAAAACGCAAACATACCTGAAAAAGCGCCACCACCAATTGCAAAAGTTGCATTTGAACTAACATTTCCTGTTGCACTTACTACGTATATAGTTGAACTGCCTGTCCCACAAGTTAAATAATATACAGAAGAAGGAGAAGTCGTTCCCGCCGCGCCAACTATTCCGTTCATAACAGTACCGCCAAAACCAGAAAGAGTGCTAGGGGTAATTGGCAATCCAGTAATAGTTATTGAATTTGCTACGGTATTATTTAACCAAGATATATTTAATTGTACAAAAGCAATACTTCCTATAATTAAATATCTACCCAGAGTAGTCTGAAAAGTTGCCCCTGTAAGTCCATTTACAGATGGTGTCCAAGTTTGCCACCCTCCATCACTTCCAGACGTAGCAGTGTTTGGTGAACTAACTGGAATATTATTAGCAGAATTAAATATTACCCCCGCTATAGTCGCGTTGTTAGTAACAGTTAAATTTCCTGAAAAAGTAGATGTTTTTGCGCTAGTATTAATTATTGGATAACCAAAATTAAAATAACTATTAATTCCAGATCCAAGCGCTGTAATCGCTAAGGGTAAGCCACTGACGCTATTTAAAGTAATCGCTCCTCCACTACTACCGTTGTTTATAGTCAGAGCAGTTAAAGTGGGAGATGTGGTTGTACCCAAAACTCCGCCAGATGTGTTTGTAACAATCCCCGCTGTCGTTAAACCAGTATCGGTAATGCTTGAAAATTGCCCCGCAGTAGCAGATGCAGAAGCCAACGCAGTGACGGTTCCTGACGAATTAGCATAGTACAAAATGCCATCAGCGTAGTTTAAAGCTACCTCAGATCCTTTACTGGTGTTGGCTATGCCTGGGTTGCCTGCGGCAGGTTTTACGCCCGCAGAACCAGATGCGTATAGGTATATGGGAGTGTAATTTGATGCAGGCATAATAATTCCTTTAATCAGCTTTAGGAGCTTCTGGTGGGGGTTGCTGTGCGTTTACTTCCTTTTGCACGGCCTCGATAATCTGGAATACCTCTTGAAACGGTTTTGTTCCTAAGTAAGCCATGACTGCGTTAATTGTCTGAACAGATAAAGTGATGTTTTGCATTTTAGTTTCCTTGTGGTGTTTCAATAAATCGTAGTAACACTACGACCACAGAAATTATACAACCCACTATCATTTGATGAATAGGAGTTAGGGATAGCTCCATGACGAAACCCTGCAATACTGAGAGTATGGCAATAACTATTGCCCATAGGACTTGTTTTGACTTTAGGGTTGTGATGAGTGTGTTCATGCGCCTACCTTAGCTTTAAGTTCGGCTATCTCTGTTGCCTGTGCGGTAACTAATGCGTTAAGTTGTTGTACTGCGGTAACTAAGTGCCACAATACATCACTAGAGTCTACGGACATAACACCTGTAGATTCTGTTTTCACGCAATCAGGTAATACTTGTTGAAGCTCTTGAGCTATTGGCCCTAATTGAACGCCAGTAATAGCTACTGCGCAATGTTGGTCAAACTCTGTTATTTCTTCGGGTAAACGGTATTCAAAGTTTCTAACCTTAATCTGCGTTATTGCGCTAAGACCTACCGTATTATCAACAATATTCTTTTTAAGTCTTTGGTCAGACGTTACAGACCATGTAGAAGAGTTGTTACCTTGATATACACCTCCACCATTAGGATTTATAAAACCTGTATTTGACCCTTTGCCAGTAGTGCCTCCTGTAGAATTATTATTACCAATAGTAATAGAATTTGTATCTCCACCTGAGCTAGTATTTGCCCCTACACCAATTAATATATTATAACTACCAGTTGTTGTGTTTACAGAACCATTACCTGTATAAAAACCAAGCATTGTATTGTAAGTACCAGAAGTAACATACGCCGCTGAATTCATACCTATTAAAGTATTTCCTGCCCCAGTAGCATTCAATCCAGATTGATACCCTACTGCTGTGTTGTTAGATGCTGTGGTATTGGTTTGGAGTGCAAATGGCCCAACTGCTACATTGTTAGTGCCTGTATTTGTATTTTGCAAAGCTCTGAAACCAAAAGCTGAATTATAAGTACCAGAACTTACTAATTGACCCGCTTGATAACCAAAAGCATCAAGCATAGCGTTGTTAGAGGTATAACCTGCTTGATATCCAAAAGCAGTTATATTGTTTGCACCACTATTTGTATATCCTGCTTGATATCCTACTGCGGTATTGCCAGATGCTGTGTTAAATACAAGAGCTTGATAACCGATTGCTACGTTGTTATTACCTGAAATATTAGAGCCAAGAGAACTCCTACCAACAGCGGTGTTATAGTTTCCTCCATCATTTACATTTAAAGAACCATAGCCTAAACCAGTATTTCCGCTTGAAGATGTATTATTAGTTAAAGCAAGATTTCCAAAAGCAGTGTTTTGCACTCCGCTTGTATTAGCCGCCAAAGCACTAGCACCAACAACAGTATTAGTAGATACAGAACCACTACCTAGACCTACTGTTAGTCCGTGTACAGTTATATCAGCAGATACTGATCCGCCCGTTAAAGGCAAAGCCGCAGTAGACTGTGTTGTTGAGTCACTAAACGTAATTGATGGGGCTGATCCCCCAATGACTGTTGTCATGGTAATGTCTCCAAGAATGTTGTGATTTGCTCAGGTGTCATTTGATTGCCCTCTGCATCTTTTAATTCCACACCACTTGCCAATTCTTTTTTGAATTGTTGATAGTCTGTGTTGTTTATATCAAAACCAAAGCTAGTTACAGAACCATTTTGATTTGTAAATAAAGCCATAGTTTGATTTTTTGTATTTTGATAAAGGGTGTACATTTATAACTCCGCACTTAAGCCAACTGAATATGATGGGGTTG